TTAGGGAGTTATCTGGCTAGCGCCTCCGTTTTTAATCCACTTATAAACATCTGTTCTAAGGTATGCTTTAGGTCTCAATCTAATAGGGCGAGGAAACTTTCTTCTTCGCTCGTAATCCCATAAAGTTTGTCGCGATGAGATTCCTAATTTATTCATCACTTCATCACTAGTCATTAATGTTCTATCCATCTTTCTCTTCCTTTTGCAGATTTCTGATGTATTGGCACATAACATCTTTGGTGTTGTACTTTGTGTGATTTAGAGGCTTAAACTTCGGTGTGTATTTATCGAGGATCTGAGTGGTTAGTTTGTCGTTGGGTATTCCGTGACTTCTTAGTTCGATTAAGCACTCCTTTGCTATTTGCCTTCGTGCGTTTTCCATTGCCTGTGCATTCATAGTCTTTGCCTTTTATTACGCAAAGTGACCATATATGATTTACGACAGTTTTCTATTTCGACAGGATAGATATTCTTTCCTATCTTTATTTTGTGGCTAACGATTATTCCAGTTCGATTATATTTCTTTTTATGGGCTTCCAATGCCTCATTAATAGCAATCCTTTCTATGGGCGTGACTTCACCGCGAATTATTAATCTCATAATTCACCTATATTAATTGAATACTTTCTTCTGCTTGGTCGCCATATACATCCCAATCACCGTATTTCTGACGAGCGAATAATTCGAGGCGTGGAACATCTCCGTATAATTCCTCCAAACGATAATGTGCCTCTTTTGGCTTTTCGCTGTGTTCACCTAAGCACGAGTAAATAACTTGTCGAACACTTGCAGATTGACGAGGTAATCCATTCCCTCTTGTAGCAATTAAACACATTTCGATATTTTGACGGGTATAATTACCGCAATTAATTTTCGTCTCGCTGTTTAATATTTCCATGAAATCGAAAAAGTCTTCTGGAGGTTTTTTATTTATTCTATCTCCTGCATTTTTATTTAATTTCACCCATGTGAACCCGAACATGTTTTTAACTTTAAAATCCCATGCTTCGGCTAATTTAATAGCCTCAAGTGCAAAGTTTCCCGTGTACCACATAAACAGTACGGCATTTTTAGAAGAGTGTTTTTCTATTGGTAATCGAGAAAGGGAATATAAATCTGTGGTGTTGTAATGATTATCTGCTGCGCCATTTGAAACTTTATTATTGTAAGACCAAGGAGGATCGCACAATATCAAGTCATATTTTTTCATTCTCCGCATCCTTCATTAATAAATATGCTAGGCATATCGCACGAGTTAGTTTTTTATCTTCTGCCACATTCCAACCAGAGCCACATTGCCAAATTCCATCTACATAGCTAATGGCAATTTTATTTGTCTCTACTAGGCTCATTGCCATAGCGTGACCAAAGAAATCAATCCATTCTGTTTCTTCCCATGTTTCTTCATTATCATATTTAATACTGGCTTTTAGTTGGCGCTTAAATAAATTTAAACTTCCAGTTCGCTGCTTGATATCTTTATACTGAATACAGTCATCTTTGCAGTTAAGAATGAATACCTTTTTATTAATATCGAAGTCAGATAGTTCGGTGTATTTATTCATTGGTTAACTCCCAATATTCGCAAATTCCTCTCCTGATAATTCCACCTGCTTCCAAATGACCAATTACACAACTAACCTGACTTTTAGAGTATTCAGGACTACATAAGTAATACAATTCAGCATTTGTCAATTTGTTGTATTTTAGAAGATTAATTATTTCCTCTTTTAATTTATTCATCTCTCATCACCTCTCCACAAACAACTTCAACATTCCTCACTGACATTAAATATTCAGCACGTTTATTGCATTCCGATTGCGTGTATATATCTTCTGTAATAGGCACAGCAGAACCCTGTATTAGCATGAGTAATACATATCCGATTATTTGCATGGTTATTTAATATTGAATATATACGGGGATATTTCGTTTATCGTCTGATTCTTCATGCACAGTAGAACTACCGCAATCGTGAATATTTTCAACTCCAGTCACTGACATATAACCAATAGGTTTATTTCTACTTAAACCTTTAAAATGATAAATAAGTAATTCAGCCTCATGTTTCATCATTTCAATGTTAACTACAGATGAATCGCTATTATTTACTGCTAGTTCAATTTCGGCAGATATTACTAATAATTCATCGCTAACTTTCATTTTTTATTTTCACTCCGTTGCTTATTAATATATCCGCGCATACATCAAATCCTGTATTCACCCCATCTTCATATGAGTAAAAGCTTGGTTGGAATTTATATGGTAGCTCGACCTCCAAACTCTCGCGTGATGCTTGCCATATATCAAACGGAGAAATATCGTATAAATCCTTTCCGTCAGACCATTCTTCAAACTGCTGTCTTGATTTATCCATCACTCCACCTTTTAATGTGATTCATTACAAATTTAGTTACTTTCCGTATTTGTCGCTTTGTCGGCTTTACTGCAAACTTTTTTTCAGCTAAAAGCTCACAACCATCAACAGAGGCTTTAACGACGCAAAGTAAGAAGTGATTTTCTTTAATGGTTGTTCTTTCTGCTGACATATAATAAATCGGCTTCTCAATCATATTCATTTCTCTTCATTGCATCCCTGCGAGTTAAATTAATTATTACCCCACTCATCAAGCCATGCGTCAACAGGTGTCTTTCCTGCTTCATAAATACCCATCCATTTGTTGACATCTAATGAGTCACATCCGTAGTCTGATGCGATATCCATTAATAAATCGTACCATTCTTCAAAGCTACAATTTTTATTAGTCATATCTATCTCCTGTTTGCATCCTTGCACTGAGTAATGGTTATATCCTTTGGTTAAACGGGTAGGGGTTAGAAGGGTATTTGATCATCCCAATCTTGAGGCGGTTCGTTTTGTGGTGCTTGCGGTTGCTGTGCTGATTGCTGTAGCTTCTGGCTTCCTGCCTGATTACCACCGTTACCGCCAAAATCTAATTGGTTAACGATAATTACTGGTGCTGATTTTTTCTCACCGTTCTGGCTTGTCCATTCTTCCATGACGAACTCACCAGTAACCGTAACCTTTGTTCCTTTGGTTAGGTGCGGAGGTAGCTTTTCAGCTTTAGGGCCGAACATCTTACAGATAACCCAAGATACTTTTTCGTGTTCTCCGTAACCTTGTTTCACTGGCAAACTAAAAGATGCAACCGCTTTACCATTTGGCGTCCATCGTTGTTCGCAATCTTTACCTAAGTTTCCACTTGCCGTTATTGTGTTAATTGCCATATACACTCCATTGATTGCCAAATTGAATGCCTAACTTGTTTAATCCCTGATCCATTGCTTCAATAAACTCAGGCACTAATTCGTCGAATTCTTTCATCATTTTTTCGTCACGCTCGACAGGGAAATATGCGATTTCTTTTCCTGCCGGCATTCGTGGGTCAAAATTTGCAAAATGCCAGATATCCTTACCTGTAACCCACATGGAATATTGAACTTGAGCCACATATTCCTTTTTCATTGCATCGATTCCATTCAATGCTAAGTCTATAAATACGTCCGTGTTATTAGGGCATTTAAGCTCTAATCCAGAGCCATCACTGCAAATGCCGTCTGGTGAGCAAGCCATCCGTAGTTGCTCATCTTTAAATATTATTGGCACTTCCTTTGCCGTTAATCCGGTGTAAAACTCGAATGTCATCCTTGCTTCTAATTCGTAGTTTTTACCCCATTCCAGCGTCCTTGCTGATACTTCCTTGTAAACTCCTGTACAGACTTCACCAATAAGGGTGTTTAAATATGTTTTCTTTGTGTCTGTCCATTTTTTCCCTGACTTTGGCTTAGAGATAACCTTCCATGCCTCAGAGGCAGTTACTACACCGAGCCTGATAGACATCCATTCCTCGCTTCCTTGCTCTACTTTGGTTAAATCGATGCCTGTTTTGCTTAGAATGATGTCATTACTAATCATTTTCCTTCTGCCTTTTTCCTTAGCATGTCGATAATGGTATTGGCTTCAAATGCGGTTAATTGCTCTGGATGGGATATTTGGTGGTTGAATTTTTTACTAATGAATGTGAAGAATGCGTCACTCCATTCGCCATTAACTTTAAGCATCAAGTCCGTGATAGCTTTTAGTTGATCCTCGCTTACTGGCGTTATGTCCTTTGCTTTATTTACTGGCACATCAAAATCATTTCCTTCGCCTGCCTCGGTGTTCACATAATCAATGGCTTGATCTAACCTTTCACGACGAGGCCAGTATTTGCTCGCTCTTTTCACAATTGTTTTACGAGCCATCTCATCCCACCATGTTTTCCATGGGCCATTTCTTGACTTGCTCGTAGCCTCAACAGCCTTTATCTCATCCAATCGCATCTCTTCCGTGAGATAGTCGCCACTTGCTGTTTTCACTGTGCAATAACCACCAATAACACTACCTCTGTCACTAAATGCGTTATATTTGTGGGTTGGCGGGGTGTCTAGGCCATTGGATTCATAAACATCATTTTCATGGACTAACTTGCATTGACCCCATTCGATAGCTTGAGTTACTTGAGCTAGGTGCATGAGGCCCATATAGCTGATATCAAGGCAAACAAAACCCTTTCTTGGTACTAAATACGCCAGCTTACTTGCTGGATTTAATGTAATCCCAATAGCCGCCACGTTAATAATGGCATTCTGAGCACTAGCGGGGTTTTCCATAGCCACTCTTGCTAGCTCGTCATTTCGCTGGAATGCCTGAATTGCAAACTGGCTTTCCTTGGCCCATGTGATCGTTTGATCTGTCAGTGCGTTACAAAACAACGGTTCTTGTTGCTGCACAAACTCAATAATTGACGTGCTCACAATATCTCCTTATCTATCCCGATCTGAATAGCTGCTCTAATTCCATCTAAAACTGCATCCAGCGCTTGAGGGCTAATTTCAAATACCGGATTTAACTTCCTTGCCAAATCCATGCACAGTAGTTCTTCGGGCAGGCTATCCATGACATCATCAACTGATATTTTCTCTTCCTGAGAATTAACAAACGCTTGTTTTTCCATTTGGCGTTCGTACCAGTCGTTTCTGAGTCCGTAGGTGCTGGTAATCACGCAACCCTCCTTAGCTTAGAAACACGTAATATCCTGTTAATAAAGGCTTCCTTACCAATCGCATTGATAGTCCGCTCAAGAGATTCATCGTCACAATCGAGTGCATATTCCATTGCCTCAACTGAGTCAATTTCCGTTAACTTAGCCAGTTCTCTGAAACTTCTTGTCTCAATACTGAGCTTGCTACTGTCGTCAAATTCCATGACTGTTTTGCCGTCTACTACCCGAGTTCCGTTCGAGTAGCTGTATGAAATTTGCATAATCACCTCAACTTACAAATGTTGGTATTACGCCAACGGTTGTCACAATGACCACTGCTAAACTGAATAACCATGGACTTGTACGTTTATTTTTACGTGCTTGAGGCGTAGTGATACGCACCGCCATGCAATCACGCATAGTGATGTAATATTTTGATTTCATTGTTACCTCGCTAGGTGAGCGATAAGGTGGTTACCTGGTGTTGGTGCGGTGGGTTAGTAGTGAATTTTTACGTTTGATACTAGGTTTTTAGCGATAGCGATAATGCAATTCTTGGCGCACTCTTCTGGAATGCCAGCATCAATTAAATCTTGCATGGCTTGATTGTTAATTGCTTTCTGATGTTCCTTATCAGCCTGACGTTTAGCTTCTTCCTGACGCTTACGTTCTTCTTCTGCTAATCGCGCTTGTTCTGCTTCCCGTGCTTTCTTACGCTCAGCTTCGATAGCTAATTGCTTCTCGCGTTCTGCTCGTTCCTGAGCTTCTTTAGCATCACGTTCTGCCTTTTCCTTGGCTTCTTTTGCCGTTTGCTCTGCACGTTGAATAGCTTCCTGCTTTTCACGCTCTGCGCGTTCTGCGGCTTCTTTTGCTTCGCGCTCACGCCGCGCTGCCGATTCAATTTCTTGCCGTGCCTTTCGTTCAGCTTCTATTCTCGCCTGTTCCGCAGCTTGTCGCTTCATTTCTTCTTCACGAGCAATGCGCTGGCGCTCTTCTTCGGCTTTGCGTAAATCAAACAACTCGTTCATTTGCAGAGCTTCTTCGTGGTCAAGCTCGATTTGCTTCTTAAGCGCTTCAGCTTCTTCACGAGCTTTTTTTTTCTCTTCCCACTCTGTTAGTGGCTTGCGAATACCATCACTCAGTGAGTCAAGTTCGTCTCGAAATAGCTTACGTGCGGCATCTACTTTTTTAGGTAATTCTTTCAGGTCATCAACAACCAGCTTACCAGCCTTATCAATAGCTGTTTTTGTTTGAGTAACTTTGTATGCCAGAGAAGCGAATGCTTTTCGGTTTTTAACTACTGATAAATCGCTATCGAGTTCTTTTCGTTCTTCTTCTGCAAGAGATTTAATGCGCTCTAGCATCTGATTTACTTTTTCTGGTGCCGTAAACAAATCTAGCGCCGTAGCTTGTTCAATTACGACTAATTCATTTGCCATTTCCTATGTTCCTTATGAGCGTAAAACGCCAATCAGATTAGCCCATCAATAACTTTCTCAACTACGGCTACTGCTTCTTGCAGTTTTTGCAGGCGAGCTATAAATACTTCACGCTGAGACTTAACGGCATCAATGAGAAACTCTTGGTCTGCAAACGCTTTGTACGAAGAGTTATTACTTGCGCAGACCATCCAAGTAATGGATTCACGCTCGTTCAACTCAAGTAAATTATCAGCCTGTCGTATGGCGCACTTCGTTTTTTCAATTTCATCTAATAAACTTTTAATTTCCATCTCTGTCTCCTATCAATTAACAAACTCACCACAGCCCACAGAATAGGCTCTGATTAGTTGCCTAGATATCGCTCTAGGCTGCGGGTCTCACAGACCATGGCACCTGCATATTTAATTTATTTAGATAAGTTAAATTTAATCACTACATAAATCCTCCGATTCAAACGGTTCTTCTATCTCTGACGCCACCGCTTTAACGCCAATCAAAAATTTTTTTATCTCTAATTAATGAATTTATTAATAAGCATCTAAACATCTACCATTGTTCAGTAACCACAGTCTTGCTGTGTTCTTTGCGTTACTGCCTACATAGGATTTGCTTGTCTACCTATGGTCTAAGGTGCTAACAATGCGTCGTGGTGTTCAGCCATGACGGATATGTATTTCTCCTTGTGAAGTTATCTCACCACAGCCCACCTTGATGGACTGTAATTAGTTAACTAAAAACCAAGTCGTATTCAGATGGTTTAGAGTTATACCTGCCATTTATCATGTAAAAAGCAATCCTATCTACAGTTCCATCTGGTTTAACTATGTATCCAGAATATTGGTATTTATCGTCTGGATTAAATTTCGTCCTGTCTTCAGCGCAGTGAAAAGTATATCCGTTTTTACACTTGTATGATTTTCCAACCTCAACCATATTCATCCCCTAGCCGTAACCCCGAACTTACTGCTCGGCTGTTTTGTTTTAACGCCTGAAAATACTGCTACATTAGGTAAGCAACAGTTATCTCCACTTGGATAATGCTTTGTTGGTTTGAGAGAGAGAACAGGGCGTTCTTTCTTCTCTTTCACTGAGTTAGCTTTAGCAATCTCTTCTTCTTTCAGTTTGTTAGCTCTGAAAGATGCATATCTAGCATATTGACGCGCTTTATATGAATCACTATTTACATGCTTAACTTCTACTTGTTTCCGTTCACCTGCTTTCTTAGGCGACGTTTTTAACGGTTGAATATAAGTTGTCATGTTGCCTCCTCTGAATAAGTTTTAGTGATTGGTGGTAGGTAATTAATTCCTACTTGCGTGATGGGATTTGAACCCACAACCCCAGCTTTATGGCCTCGCTCTACCGTTGAGCTACACGCATTCACCAATCCCAAAACTCACTCAGTGAAATGTTGGACAAGATGTCATTGTCCGTACTGCTATATTTTTAAAGAGCATGGCTTGCTGATGTATCTTGCTTGCCGTTGATGTGATTAAATGTATACGATAAGTAGACGCATGTAAATACTAAATGTAGACATTTGAGATAAATAAAAGTCAACTATCTGTATTTTCAGATAATTTATTTTCAAATAAATCTCAGATTGGAATGCAGATCACTTCTTTGGAGGGATTAAATTGGGTAATTAGTAGTGGCGATCCATTTTTAAGCTCCACCTTTCATAGCAACTTTCTTGTATTGCTTTGATATTAAATTGAGGCGTGAGGTGTTTGTTGTGAGAATGAGGGGGATTTTCGTTATTTTTTGTATGGTTATGCTTGATACACTCGAACTGATTTTCATCAGTAATAGATTGTATTTTATCATTTTGTATTTTGATATTTATAACTAAAAGTGAAGCCAATAAAATCACGGCTACAACCCCAAATTTAATCATGAATTAACCGTCCATAAGATAAATTGCTTTTGTTAATTTATACCTATTTAGGTTAAGTGTTAATTTAAATTTATTTATGTAAACCAATTAATTATAGGTGAATATGGAAGGCACAAAAAAGCCCTCGCTGGGAGGGCTGGGGTTATCTTCTTTTAGGTCTTGTTCTACGCTGACTTGTTTTTTTCCTAGCCTCTGATCTGGCTACTTTCTCTTCCCACCAATCTGGTACAGGGTCTGGAGTTACTTGTAGTATGTCTGCAATTGCAGATATTAAACCATAAGATTGGATTCCATCTATATGTTCAGATAAAGTTGGTGATACGTCTTGCCTTAATGGGTCTAAGATGAAGTCTATTCCTTTTGTTCTTGCGTGTTTAGCTGCTGGAACGAAATCTGAGTCACCAGCTACCAGAACCATTACATCCACTAATTTTTCATATGCAAGCATAGTTATATCCATGCCTAGCTTAATGTCTACAGCTTTTTGTTTTATATCGTAATGAAAATCATCATTGGTTAGTTGTTCCCATTTTTTTCTGCCAGCAAGAAGATCTTTGAGTGTGTGTTCATTTATTTGCCAACGCTTACTATCAACTAGTGTTCCCATCCTGAGAGCTGTTTTTCTACTCTTCCTTAATTCTTCATGAAGTTCTGTTCTTAGAATATAAGATGGCTCTAGTTTAAAATTTTTCCTTGGTGGTGATGTGTGCCCTTTTTCTGCTGGCAAAGGGTACCTTGTTTGTATATCAAGAGGTGGGCAATCGTAGAAGTAAATTCGGTATAATTCCAATGGAGCTCTATGCTCATGAGAGCCATGTCTTTTGTTCAAGTGATACTGAACAAGTCCCCATATTAATTTCATTAGATGAGATGCATTTAAATCATGATCTTTAAAATGCTTTCGCTTTACAGCGCTAACTCGGGAGATAAAGAATCCCGCATCAATAAGAATAGCTGTCTTTTTCATGTTGAAATAAAAAATGCCCAGAGCCGTTATGTAGATATTAACTATTGTCTACGAACGGGGCTGGGCTTGACGTCCTTAGACTATTCCAGTTGCCAACCCTATGTCAACAACTTTTTAAATTATTTTATATCAAACTTAGATACCACACCCTAAAACGTGTCGTCAGGCCATTGTGACTTGATTACCTTTCCTATGATTGTGCAGTTACCGTTAATAGGGATCAGGTCATAGCGTGGGTTTAACGGCTCTAGGTACTCAACCCCACCATCTCTAATCAATCGTTTGAATGTGAATTCATCATTTAGCAAACGAGCGACACAGAAATCTCCGAACTCTACTTCTTCCTCAGGATCAACCAAGATAAGCATTCCTTCAGGAAAACTTGGCTTACCTCCTGGTGGTGCTGTCATTGATTGACCTTCAACCTCCAACCAGAAAGAGCGCTCACTGGCTTTCTTAGCTGTCGGTATCCATGACACAGCATCTTTCTGAGTATATGAGTTAAATTCTGTTGAGAAAGCGCCAGCCTGTACCTTAGTGAAGAGAGGGTATTCATATGTTGGCGGCTGATGACTAATATCTTCTTTTTCGATACTAATCGAGCCATCTGAATTAATAACTGCGTTATTTACACCAACAAATGCCAGTATTCCCGCTATATCATGCAGAGATGGTTCTCTCTTTCCTGTCATCCAATGGCCAACGGCACCCTTCGAAACCGAAAAGCGCTCAGCTAAATCATCATAAGTAATGCCTTTGTCCTTCATCAAGGATTTGGCTAGTTCGTACCATTTCATTTTCATACCAAGATTATACGTTATGTATACATATATGTGGACACACAAAATGTATACTTTAATATTGAGTTATCGGATACTTTATGTATACTAACCTAATTGTAATAAGGAGGTTCTAATGAACAATTTAAGTCGATACAGAAAAAAATTGGGAATCACCCAAAACGACTTAGCCAAAGAGCTTGGATGTACAAAAGGAAATGTCAGCCATTACGAAAATGGTAGACGTAAAGCTGACTTAGACGTTTGTAGAAAGCTCGTTGTTTTCTTTAATCAAAAAGGTGTGAAAGTCACTATTGATGATTTATTTCCACCAAAAGTTGCTTAGTTTCACTCGCTCTTTAAAAATTCACGCCATGCCTTTTGACTTCAATCGGCAAATTATTATCAACAATCCGCTCATATGGAATGAGCCACGGATCATTACTGCTGTTCCCAATATGGGAAGTAATCTAAGAAGGAATTTAACAAATGGAACTATCAAACGAACGCAAATTTCGAGAAATCGAATCAAAAATCATGAAAGGGATACTTGTTACTGGCGCTAGAGAAGTAGCGAAAAGAACGGGTATTCACGAATCACAAATATCTCGCTGGCAATCTCAACAATCTAAAACGCAATTAAGCTTCATACAACGTTGTGCAAGGCTTTTAGTTGCTATTGGGTATGAGACACCAGATGACACAGTGATATTGCAAGGTGATGAGGCTAGAGCGCTAATTCAAATGCTTGAGCATATCAAAGCACCAAAAAGAAAAACCTCAACCACTGCGAATGGTGAGGCTTCTCAACAAATGGACTTAACCATTTAACTTAACAAATACACTGTATCAATAACCAGTATTAAAGGGAAGCTGATTTTTAGCTTTCCTTTTGCTGATACAGTTAATTAATGGAGTAATTATATATGAAATTAACAAAGAAACAAAGACATGGAGGTTGTCAGGTATGAGCGTTGGTCACTTGGGTGAAATGAAATTCAACCGTGAAGTATCTAAGACCGAAACTCTTCCAACTAACTTCAGGGTCGAGGGTTGGGTTTATATTCTGAGCAATGAGTATATGCCGGGCATATATAAAGTTGGCATGACAACTATCTCGCCAGAAAACAGAGCTAAAGAGCTATCCTCCGCAACTGGTGTTCCAGACAAATTTAAAGTTGAAGCATCTTTTTACTCTGAATCTCCTAGTAATGATGAGTCCACCGTTCATGACTATTTGGACAAATACAGAATAAATGAGTCTCGAGAGTTCTTTAAATGTGATTTAGAAGAAATTATTGAAACTTGTGAGGAAGTCTGCATTGCGAGAGTCGGGGATAAAGTTGAAGTGTTAGCTGACTCATACGACATCATATGCACTGAAAGTCTAGATAAATTACATCTTGGAGAGTTATTTGACTCTCTTAACGTTAGTGTTTTTGGTTGCAAAGTTGCCACAGCAGAAAGATTAATAAGACTTGCTGTTCACCTTTGCTCGAAGAGATTTAACACCTCTCATGCCCTCTACTTCAAAGAGGGTACAGCTTATTTAGTGCAAAGCTTAATAGGTCAAAACTTAGAGGAATGGAAGAAACACAACCCTGAATTAGCAAACAGATCGGAGGTGCCTTTCTAATGGCTAGAGCAAGAAATATTAAACCAGGCTTTTTTACTAATGATGACCTTGCTGAATGTGATCCATTTGCACGAATCCTATTCGTTGGTTTATGGACTATTGCAGATAGAGAAGGTCGCTTAGAAGATAAGCCACGTAAAATTAAAGCAATGGTTTTGCCATACGATGACGTTGATTGTGAAAAATTACTCGCACAACTACACAGTAAAAACTTTATTACCAGATATGCAGTAGATGGAAATGAGTTTATTCAGATTAATAACTGGAAGAAACATCAGAACCCTCACGTAAAAGAAGCGGCTAGTGAAATACCAGAACAAGTAATGCAACCTACTGAAAAAAAAGGAGCACCAGAAAAGCACCATGCAAGCACAGTGCAAGAATCAGAAGGGCATACAACAAATCCTGCTGATTCCCTTAACCTGATTCCTGATTCCCTTAACCTGATTCCTAATAACACCCAAGCCGAAAACACGGCTTGTCCTAGTGAGCCAGAAAATCAATCTGCAAGTATTCACCAAATGTCTAGCAAGTATGCATTCGAGGGAGAAGTGATCCGCTTAAACCACAAAGACTTTGCTGAATGGCAATCGCTGTATTCAAACATCGACTTGGTGCATGAGCTAAAACGACTAGATATCGAGTTCAGAGCCGCTAAGCCTAAAAACTGGTTTATCACTGCAAGCCAGAAGTTAAATTACCAAAACAAAAATTCCGGTAATTCATGGAAAGCCACGCCACCTAAGCGAGCTGTAAACGAGAATTTTGCATCCAAGGACTACGGTAAAACGGATGCGCCAACATGGATGAATTAAATCATGAACCTATCAGACAAAATCGAGCAAATCGAAAGGCAACTTGAAAATCTAAGTAAACCGCCAGCAGAAATACCTAACACCGAAGTAACGATTGTTGAATTAACCTGCTCTAAGCATGGCGCATATCAAGCCAGAACTCGCTCAAGTAAAACCGCGATATCAATTCCATCACGACCAACACCTTGCCCACATTGCCTCATGGAAGAGCTGGAAGCTTTGAAGATCGAACAGCGTGATTATGACATGCGTTTCAAGAAGAAACTTACAGAGAAACTCCTTGATGAACTTCATGTTCCAGAGCGCTTTAAATCTTGCACATTGGATAACTACGAGGCTGTGAACAAGGACGCTCAATACAATCTCAATGTCTGCAAAGCCTACGTTAAAAAATGGGAAGATCGCCTAAAAAATGGCGGTGGTTTAGTGATGTGCGGAAAGCCTGGTACTGGTAAAAATCATCTGGCATTAGCAATAGCGAAAAGTGTCGTTGAGGATTATCAGAATTCTGCGCTATTCACGACAGCCTTGCGGATTGCAAGAAAGTTTAAATCCACTTGGAGTAAGAATTCTACTGAAACAGAGTTCGAAGTTATTCGGATTTATACAAAACCAGATTTGTTAATCATTGATGAAGTTGGTGTGCAATTCGGCACTGAGGCGGAAAAGCTGATCCTATTTGAAATCATCAATACTCGTTACGAGAAGATGAAACCAACAATTCTAATCAGCAACCAAACCAGAGAAGAATTAGGCGCATTCATTGGCGAGCGAGTTATTGACAGAATGAATGACGGCGGTGGGTGTACGCTGGCTTTTACATGGGATAGCTACCGAACAAGAAAGCAAGTTGCTTAACACGCAAGAGGATTTTTAGATGGAATATTTACGAGATATTTTAGGCACATTGTTTTTCATGCTAGTACCGATTACTGGATTTTTATCTGTTGCATTTCTGATGTATCACGAAAAATCAGGTTGGGGATGGTTACTTTTAGCAGTGGTTGCCATATCAGGAAGTTTAAAAATTAGTTATGGCGATTAAGCGAGGTGTTGAGTGATGAAATGGCATCAGAAGGCACTCGTCAGGGTATTTAGTAGCAACATTCTTACATTTCTATTTCAACTCATTGCTTGGTGTTCGGTATCGCTTTTAATCGCGATAGATAAATTAGGCGAGTTTAATCTTCATGTTTATCTAAGGGCATTACCAATAGTGATTGTTCAGGCGTTAGTGATGACATATCTAATCAGGTGGGTGTTTAAGTTTTGCACCAAGAATATCAATATTAATTAGAGGTGTTGAGTGATGAAAGGAACTAGTTATAAAGATCTCCTGTGGGCTTATTCCGATGAACGGTCACGCAGGAAATTAAAATACGTTAAAAGTAGTAGCCAAAAACCTGATTATAATCGCAAATTACATAAACCATATCGTTGTGAAAAAGTTATGACGAGACTATTTAGGCTTGAAATTCATCAGTTAAAGATTACCTCAAGCCAGCAGGAGGCATCTAATGCAGAGAACTAATTGGGTTAATAGAAATGAGCGAACACCTGATGGAGATGGTAAATATTTTACATTCGGATCTCATGGTCGGACTACTGCATGGTGGAAAGGCAATATCCAAAAGTTTCAAAATGCTGAATCTGGTGAAAATGAAGGAATGCAGGATATGGATGGTGAAGTTTACATGGTCACACATTGGATGAATTTACCAGAAAAGCCAGAGCCACCACAGGACAAATAGCATGAACGAACTCAAGAAATGCCCTGAATGTGAATCAACAAAAGTTGGTGTCGCCAAAAAACTAAAATACCCAATGTGGTTTGTAATTTGTCATTGTTGTGAATATCGAAGCATGGCGCAACCGTCAGAAGTGGAAGCGATAGCAGTATGGAACAGGAGAGCTAACAGTGAGCGATAAGGAGATGTAATTGACAAATGATATCTGTCTCCACAAATCCAACCTCAAAGGCATTTTCAAAACCCTCTCAGAAGTAACAGAAACCGGTAAGCGGTACCGAATCAAAATCACCGAATGGCGTGAACTCAGAACAATACCAATGAACAAAACATGGCGAATGTGGATAGAAACCACAGGCGACTGGCTACGTGCGCGTGGTGTTGTCATTGATATTAAAAATGGTGCTGGTGAAGTCGTTCTATCAAAGCCTATCACTAACGAAGAAACGCATGAGTATTTTGTCGGTCACTGGTTTGGTCGTGATGAAAACGGAGAGCGCGAGAAAACTAGCAGGATGGATAAAGCACGGATGCTCATCATGATGGAGAAACACGAAGCGTGGTGCATTGAAAAAGGCATTCCAATCATCATCCCGAATGACAGCGAATACATGAAACTCAAGGAGCAACAAGAGCAATGAACATCATATCAAAAATGGCACTCGTTATGGCGTCATTAGCATCACAGAGCGCCATATGGGCTATCAATCGTAATAGCTACTGGTACAACTACCCAACATCAACCAAGCGCATCACTGGTCACGCAAAGATAAACCGAGTAGCGAAGAAGCGGAGGTCGAGAAAGTGACAGATAACGTAAATAACCCTCTACACTACGCATCAGGTGATATTGAATGCATCGATGCCATAAAAGCCAGTATGACCAAGGAGGCGTTTCTGGGCTATCTCAAGGGCAATATTCAAAAGTATGTCTGGCGATACGAAAAGAAAATTAACCCAGTCGAAGATTTGAAAAAGGCTCGTTGGTATATGGAACGGATGGTTAGCGAGATGGAGACTGGAAAATGACACCAGAAGAAAAGCTAAAGCAATACGACGAGAAGTTAGAAGAAGCTCAGAAGTTGGTTCGATTTATCGAAGAAAGTCGCCGTGAGCATATTAACCGCCATAACTTAAACAGGAAGTGATTATGACCGAAGAACAATACAGGACTTATGCGCGGGTGATAGTGGTTGGTCGTGAATTTATCTCGTTTAATCACAACACTATTTCAGCGGTAACAGGTTTAACACCCGCAAGAACCGGAACGATTCTAAGAAAGTTACTTGCATTCCAGTGTGTAGAGCATGTTGAAACGAAGAGCCGTAAACGCACTCGCCCAATTAATAACTATGCAGTTACAGACGATGCAATCACTCGACTGAGAAGTCAGTTTGAAAAAGAGCGACTTGCTAACCTTCCACTTTTCCCAAAAGCAAAGAAAGTTGAAGCAAAGAAACCCAGAAAAGTGCTGGATGATTTTATGTGTGGATTGTCATTTGTCGATAAAGCAAATGTAGCTGGTATGGGTAATCCGATGTTGATGAAAATAGACTCGTTACTCAAAGGAGTTCGCAATGAACTGCATGTCATGCAATAGACAGCTAACAGATGAAGAAATTTACGTGTGTAGCAAGTGTGCTGATGAATACGCTCATTTGGAAGTGATGGATAAAATCAAAGGAGAGGGAGATGCAGAAGCTAAGGCGACGGCGCTGTAAAGTATGCCGAGAATGGTTTATTCCAAGGCAGAGTTTTCAAAATTGGTGTAGCCCGGAGCATGGATTTGAATTATCCGAGCAACGAAGGAATAAAGATAGAGAAAAAGCATTAGCAAAACTTAAAAAGGAGAAACAGAAAAAAGAACGAGAAGAAAAAGACAAACTCAAATCCCGCAAGTTAGCAGTAAAACCCCTCTCATATTTCACCAAACAAGCACAGACCGCATTCAACGCATTTATCAGAGAAAGAGACAAGGATGAGCCTTGCATCTCATGTGGGCGTTTTCACGAAGGTCAGTATCACGCAGGACACTATCGAACAACCGGTGCTAATCCAGAACTTAGGTTCGATGAAGATAACTGCCATAAGCAATGCGCCCCATGCAATAACCATCTATCGGGAAATATCGAAAATTACACACCTCGACTAATAGAGAAAATTGGTCAAGAACGTTTCGATCGCCTGATGGGTTCTCATAAATTGCCGAAGTGGAAGCGCGAGGATTATGAGCGGATACGTGATCACTACCGAGCCAAGTTAAAGGAGTTGAAGAATGACTCCTGATGCATGGTTTGCAGTTATAACTTGGGGGATTTTATTGTTTGTTTGGATTCCTTACAACTACCTCAGGTATAGGCGAAATATACGGATAGCAAAAGCAAAAAGAAGAGCTTACATATTCGCATCTAAGTATAGAACGGTAAAGGAGCTGAAAGATGTTCACTGACTTAATCGCAGCTATTGAAGAAGCCAGATACTTAAAATCCAAATCAGGCGGTCGAGTTAACTTCTGTGTAATGCAGGTTATGGACTATATGGAAGTGGTAAGCGGGCTGATGGATGGTGTCAGGGTTTTATATACAACTGCCAATGATGATTATCACACAGTATTACCGGAGGCGAGATGAGCTATATCGGAGAAAAAGAATTAACGGATGAGCAATTTCGCTGGCTAGATGGATGGTTAAATCTGTGGGGGGCGTGGGTGTATTCTGGTCGTATCGATATTCGCATGATCAATATGATTTATAAATTCATGCAAACAGTAGAGCCAAGTAAAAACCCATCAAGACCTATGTGCAATGACGATGAAGGAATGTTGATTTCTCAGGTCGTAGATTCAGTCATCGCCACTGACACACAGGCTTATGGAATATTACTAAGTTATTACGCTCATGGCTCATCTAAGTTGTCGATTGCATCTTACTATCACCGAGTTGCAAAACCACGCAAAATGCAAACCAAGGGTGGCAATAGATTTAAAAAGCCATCACTTGGAACTTGCAGAAATGATGTTGATGCAAAACTCAAGGCTGCTCAGTGGTTATTGTACGAACCTCTGCGAAATGCAATGAATAATCGTAAACGTGTAGCTAAAGTAAAGAAAATAACTGAACTTTGCTATTGACTTATAATATCAAATTAGCAATACTAATCAGGTAAGTTGCTTTACGTGACTCTTAAGTTTACTTACCTCATTCAAGACCTCGCTACGGCGGGGTTTTTTGTTACAGAAACAGTGCCCCTCATAGTCCCTACGCAGAATGGAGAAATCTGGTTTGCGATACACTTGGGGCTTTCTATTTTAATTCCCCCGAATTCGAGGGAATAAGTTTTTGATATTATTCCAGAGTGCTTATTTGCATTGTGGTAATCCAACCATCCGGAATTACCGGATAGTTCACATTCAGAAGATCGCTTAGGCGGTCTTTTTTCGTATATGCCGACCACAGAATCAATCACAACACCTCACATTCACACAAGAGCTGTGAGTCGGCGTTCTATTAACTAATTCCTCCAGAAAGGAGGCGGTATGACACGAATGGACGAGAAAGACAAATTCAGTGCCACCGCATGGGGTGTCATATTCGCTATATCCCTATACGGCGGATTGGCTAGATACATTATTGACAATAAACGTAATGGTTATCGGTGGAGCTGGGTAGGAGCAATTATGCAAATGTTCGTATCTGGCTTTGCTGGAATGATGGGCGGTCTTATATCAATAGAGCTTAACGCCTCATTCTACTACACGTTATTTACAGCTGGCTTATGTGGTTCCGCTGGCTCTTTAGCATTGGATTTCTTCTGGGATAAGTTTACAGGGGGTAAAAAGTGAGTAAGTTTAGATTAAGCAGACGTAGCGAAGAAAACCTCCTTGGCGTTCATCCTGATTTGGTTAAGGTAGTACATCGAGCATTAGAAATTACCGATATTGATTTTATGGTGATTGAAGGTAAGCGCAATGAAGCCCGACAACGACAATTGGTTGCAAGTGGCAAAAGCCAAACGATGAATAGTCGTCACTTAACTGGTCATGCTGTTGATTGTGCTCCATTGGTAAATAACCAGATCCCCTGGAACGATTGGTCATACTTTAAAAAAGTAGCTGATGCCATGATGCAAGCCGCTAAAGAATTAGGCGTCGATATCGAATGGGGCGGTAACTGGAAAACATTTAAAGATGGCCCTCATTTCCAATTAACCCATAAGGCATATCCAGCATGAACACGCTAACCAAGGTATTAGCTGGACTACTAGCAATATCTGCATTCTGGCTATGGTGGGTAATAGATGACTACGACAAACTGAACAAAGATTACAACACAGCAACCAATCAGTTATCACGTCAACAAGCCATTACCGAAAACGCCAACCGCACATTCAGGATTATCAACAATGTCTCATCACTTAATAGCGAAGAGCGTAATAGGTCAGCCGTGGATTCTGAAAAAGTTAAAACGGTTATCAAAACTGTTCTTGTCAATAATGATTGTGCCAATACTGCTATTCCTAGTGACGCTCTTATCAGGATGCACGACTATTCAGAAAGAATACGTGCCAGTGGAACATATAGCGATACCATCACACCTAACCGCTGATTGTCTATTGCCCTATATACCCGAGCAAATGACATGGGGAGAATCGTTAATGTTAAACATCTCCCTGTTATCGGTTATTGAGCAATGTAACTCAGACAAGAAAGCAATACGGGAAATTGAACAACAACGACAGGTGGTAAAATGAAAAGTCCAATACTGGCATCAGTTAAATTTGATACCAGTCGATTAGATAAAAAAATTGAAGAGCTTAAATCAACGTTTTCTGATGGCGTTCTTGAGCATCTTCTCAGCGTACTCCCTAGCTTGTTTAGCAAGATCATCCTTACGGATAACCCTTCCACAGGAACTACATTTAGCATCAATGAGGTCGTCTATTTTCTCGACCTTGACGCTGGAGCTTACAACGAGATCCTTGTGACAGCTAGGGCACTTGAAGCTAACGTTACTCATACTAAAAAATCTCCTATTAACGGGAAAAGTCCCGAGGAAATATTAGAACATTTTAAGAAATATAACTTCGTGGATGATCACGGACACAGACTGGAGTTCTGTCAGGACTTTATTGATCTGGTGGCCTTAGCCACAAAGTAAAGAAAATCTTAATTACGCCTCGCTCGATAGCGGGGCTTTTTAATGGAGAAATATCATGGCAGTAGAAGGTTCAGAGAATCCAGTTAAATTCCGTGAAGAATTGGATAAAAGCATTCCCAAAGAATAAAAAAAGCCCAGCATGGGGGCTGGGCAAACTAACAAGATATCAATCAAAGTGTAGCGATAGCTACTTAGTATAGCTTAAGTAAATATATATATCAGCAATTAGATAAGTCGTTTATCCATTAAGGAGAGTGATCATATCTTGACTGCTAGGAACAGACTAGAAGTGGCTTAGCAGTGTATCGCTAAGCTGCGAACTCTACGCATTTCATTCTGTGCACCACATGCACACACATCTAAAACATCGAACCGTTATTTAGGAATGAGCCTTTGAGGAGATCGGTTATAGCTGATACTGCTTCGATGGGCTGATTTCCTATGTGGCAAGGGTTCATTACTAAGTAAGGACAGTATCATGCAATATCCAAAAGTTATTGTTAATGGCGTATCAGTTAGAGTTGATAGCGATGGGCGTTATAGTTTAAATGACTTGCATTCAGCAGCAGTATTGAAAGGCGAGGCAAACGAATCACAAAAACCAAGTAAGTTTATTCGTAGCGCTTCTGTGAAGCGATTTGTTTCTGCTCTTGATGCCAGAGGACAAAAAAGTCCTTTGAAAGAAAATCAATCACTTAAAGTAATTAAGGGCGGTAATGAACAAGGTGTGTGGGCAGCAGAGCTTTTAGCTGTTCGTTACGCCGCTTGGATTAAGCCAGAGTTTGAAATTAGTGTGTATGAAACATTCCGAGAGGCAACGCTTAACGGGATATCAAATATGACAACACTAAATCGCCTGGACTTACTTATTGCCACTGAAAAACAAGAAATAAGTCACTGCGCTCGCAAGATGAACAGTTGGGGTGTAGGCGGACGCAAAAAGTCACTAGCTGATACTCGAGCCAATATTATTGCTCAAATGGATCCTGATATGGTTTCAATCATGGAAGGTTATCAATGACCAAACAAGAAAAAGACTGGCTAGATACTCTCCATCGTCAATTACAGCAATCACTTGAATACCTAAATTGTGGCAGAGTTGATGATGGTCGGATAGTTGCTGAAATCGTCGAGCGAGAGTTAGGCAAACTAGTCAACAAACAGAAAACCAAATAGGCCCTAGTGGCCTTTTTTATTGGGTGGAATATGAAAACAGGAACACTGCATTACAAAATGACACTGCGCCGTTATATGTACCCATTGTTTATTATCGGCGTTTTAATTAACAGCACTTGGTTAGTGAAGCTCTGCTACAAGAAAGAAATTGTGTTTGAAGGCCAAGAAGTGGAGTTGAGTAGTGAATAAATATCACGTAATAGCAACTAAGAAAGACGGTACAACCTACGAAGGCATGATGACCACTAAAGAGCCTCGCGTGACTAACGGGTTAATCGGTATCGCATCACTCGACGGCTCATGGGTATACATATCACCTGATGAGATTAGTGATATTAAATACGTGCCAGTGGATTAATGCTAAATCTATTAGTTATTTTATTGTAAGGTGTATCATAGTTTAATCGGTAATCACCTAAAGGATAAAAGAATGAAGAGCTTTAATGATGAAATTTATTGGATTCTTAGTGCTGCGGAGCCTGTTGGAATTAACACCTCCGATACAGTGGAGAAGATTTTAAATGTGGCGAAAAATCATTACCAAAATGGCAATGAATCAGAAAAGAAAGCCGTTATAGATAAAATAGAAAGTCTTAAAAAAGAGCCGCTAATAACTTTCCCAGAAAACTACTTACAGATAATAAGTTAAATTTCACACACTAAACCACTTTAAGAGTGGTTATATTGCAAATCACAAAGCTCACTACGGTGAGTTTTTTAATTTGTTATTGAGGATATGAATATGGCTAAAAGACCAGATTGGGAGGCCATCGAGTCGGCTTACCGAGCTGGCGTGATGTCACTCCGAGAAATAGCTTCACAGCATGGAATATCTGAAGGAGCTATACGTAAGAGAGCTAAGAAAGATGATTGGTCACGAGATCTTAACGCAAAGATAAAATCTCGTGCAGATGATTTGGTACGCAAAGAAGAGGTACGCAAACAGGTACGCACAGAAACAACATTATCAGAGCGCGTACTTATTGAGGCTACCGCTGAGGTTATTGCCAATGTTCGTATGGAACATAGGGGTGATATTCGAAGGGCGCGTGAACTGGCTAACGTCTTGTTTGATGAACTAAGTACAGAGTGCGCCGATGTACCAGCCTTAAGTAAATTGGGCGACTTGATGTTTAATCCTGACGATAACGGTCGCGATAAGCTCAATGAAATTTATCACTCAATTATCTCCCTGCCTGAGCGTGTTAAATCAGCAAAAGCACTCAGTGAAACACTTAAGAACTTAATTGGACTTGAGCGTCAGGCATATGGTCTTGATGATGTTCAGCCGAATAAGACAGCTAGCCAACTATCAGAACTAATGGACGACTTATCTAAGGAATAATCATGAAGCCAGAACATCTTGCATTATTAAGAGATAAGCTCTGGCGATTGAATCATCTCTACTGGATAACCAATAAAGAAGGTAAGCCGGTTCGATTTAAAATGACGCCTGAGCAACTTGAATACTTTGAAGGGATGCACACGCGAAACATTATTCTTAAAGCCCGTCAACTTGGTTTCACTACAGAAGTCTGCATTATCCAGTTAGACGCAGCATTATTTGAGGCAGCTAAATGTGCATTGATAGCTCATACACTTAATGATGCTAAACGACTATTTAGGGAAAAGATAAAGTATGCCTACGAAAAGCTACCTGATGAAATCAAAGCGGCTAACCCAGCGAGTAATGATGCGTCTGGTGAGTTGGTTTTTAGTAAAGGCGGGTCACTTTATATCAGCACGTCATTTCGTGGCGGCACACTCCGTTATTTGCACGTTTCTGAGTTCGGTAAGATATGTGCTAAGTATCCAGAGAAAGCACGAGAGATTGTCACTGGCGCATTTGAAGCGGTATCAAGCGATTGTTTCACGACGATTGAAAGTACAGCGGAAGGTCGAGCGGGTTATTTCTTCGATTACTGTCAATCTGCTGAAAAAGCGCAAATTCAGAATAAGACTCTTTCTAACTTAGACTGGAAATTCTTTTTCTTCTCATGGTGGAAGAATCCTGAATACTCCATTGATCCTGTGGAGCAATTACCACAGCGGTTAGTTGACTACTTTGATGAGATAGCAAGTAAACACGGCGTTCAATTAAACGAGCGTCAAAAAGCTTGGTACTACGCCAAAGAGAAAACACTCGGCGATGATATGAAACGGGAATACCCGTCAATACCGTCTGAGGCATTCCAACAATCGGTTGAAGGCGCTTACTACGCCAAGCAGTTCCGCTTCCTGTACGAAAATAAACGCATTGGCACACTTCCTGATAACTCGCACTTACCGGTTCACACGTACTGGGATATTGGTGTGGGTGACTCCACTTCAATCTGGTTTATTCGTGAAGTGGGTGAAGAGTTCCACGTCATTGATCACTACTCAAACAGTGGTGAAGGTTTGCGGCATTACATGAAAGTGCTGAAAGACAAAGGCTACACATATGCAAGTCATAATGGCCCTCATGATATCGATAACCGTGAGTTTGGTTCTGATGCGAAATCACGTAGAGAGTTAGCGCGTGAAGGGTACGAAATAGACGGTGAAAACTATTCAATGCGATTTGAAGTGGTGCCGAAACTTTCCATTGATGAGGGTATTGAAGCGGTGCGTGAAATCCTGCCACTTTGTGTGTTCGACGAACACAAATGCAGTGAAGGTATTACTCACCTTGAAGGATATCGCAAAGAGTGGGATGACAAACGGGGTTGTTGGAAAGATAAACCACTTCATGATTACACGTCACATGATGCTGATGGATTTAGGTATTTTGCTGTGAGCAGAAGAAATACCAAACGCCCAGCATTCGAAATTAACCTAGGAACAACCTTCTGATGAGTACAACAAATGTAGATTTTACTCGACCGGAGTATAAAACGGCTGCTCCTCGGTGGGAGTTAGTTCGCTCTGTTTGTCGAGGTGGTGATGATATAAAAAATTATCTTCCTGAGCTGGAAGAACAAGATGGTAAACGTAAAAAGAAGCGCAATAAAGACTATCAAGACCGAGCGGTGTTCTATCCAATAACGGGCAATACTCGAAATGGCATGATAGGGATGGCATTTAAAAAGGATCCCTTAGTTGCTGTCGTCGAAAAGCTTTCGTGTTTAAAAGATGATGCAGATGGCGCAGGTTCGAGTATTTATCAGCTTGCTCAGTCTTCACTTGAATCGGTATTAGAAGTTGGTCGGCATGGGATATATGTTGATTACAACAGTGATTCCAAACTCCCATACATATTTCAATATCGAGCTGAAGATATCATTAACTGGCGTACTTCCCGCATAAATGGTCGCACTATGTTAACGCTGGTGGTATTGCGAGAGACAGTTGAAGAAGAGGATGGTTTTGGATTTAAAGATGTAATTCAATATCGCGTATTAGCGATAGAGGAAGGTAAATTTATCTGCCGTGTTTATCGCAAACCCAGTGGAAGTAGCATTTTTGAAATCGATTCTGAGTATATTCCAGAACGAGCAGGTAATGGTGCTTGGGATGAAATTCCTTTTACATTTATTGGAGCTCAGAATAACGATCACACTATTGATGAAGCCCCACTGCTAGGGTTGGCAAAAATCAACCTAGGGCATTATCGAAACTCTGCTGATTATGAAGACTCAGTATTCTTTTGTGGACAAATACAACCCTATCTAGGTGGACTTGGAACGGAATGGCGTGACTACCTAGAAAAGAAAGGCGTTATGGTTGGTTCTCGCTCGCCAATTATGTTGCCGAAAGAGGGCTTTTTTGGTTATGCGCAAGCCCAGCCAAACATGCTGGCTAAAGAAGCGATGGACAGTAAGCGCGATTACATGGTGGCGCTAGGTGCTCAATTAGTTTCTGCTGATAGTAAAGTTAAAACAGTTATTCAGTCTGTCGGCGAACAAAATGCACAAACGTCCATTCTTAGTATCTGTTGCTCCAACGTTTCTGATGCATTCAGCAAGGCCCTAATGTGGTGCGCTGAATATCTTGGTTTAGACAAGAAAGATACTTCCTTTGAAATTAACAAAGACCTCGTTAATCATATTGCCGATAGTTCGATGATCCGCGAAATTGTTGCAGCATGGCAATCTGGCGCAACGCGTAAATCTGACTTAGTGAGAAGCTTACAGAAATATGATGTTATCAACCCTGCTGATGATGTCGATGTGGTGGTGGATGAGCTTAATAACCAAGAGCCGACAATGGTAGGTGAAATATGAGATCAGTGAATGAGCAGTTGATGGATGAATTGATTGCTCACTCCCTGTTTTCTGGTCGTTATTCTACGGGTGTGGCGAGGCACATGATAAAGGCTCTTAATGAGTTTGATGCTGAATTAACTGCTTCACTTATTGTTACCTTAGGTGATGCCACTATTGATATTAATAGCTTCACCGCAAGGCGGCTAGAGTCGTTGCTATCAAGTGTCAGAAGTATTAATAAGCGTGCCGTTGATAGCGCTTTTTCATTGCTAACAGAAGAAATGAGAGCGCATGCATTATATGAGGCTGGTTACTACCCATCACTGTTTGATGCTCTACTGCCTGATGTTGTTCTACGCAAATATCCACTAATGAGCATTACAGAAGAAATGCTGTTTTCCTCAGTCATATCTCGACCATTTCAAGGGAAATTACTTTCTGAATGGGCTAATGGGTTAGAGTCAGATCGCATGACGCGCATAAATAACACCGTTCGCAATGGTTATTTGAATGGTGATAGTGCGGTAGAAATCGGACGTAAAATCAGAGGACATGCAAACCAAGGCTATAAAGACGGTGCATTGCAACTAAGTCGAGCTAATGCGACGACAATAGCTAAAACAGCCATTAACCATTTGCAAGCGACAGCGCGAGATCAGTTTTCTGATGCCAATAAAGACATTCTTGATTGTAAGCAATGGTTATCTACCCTCGATAATAAAACATCTCACGATTGCATTATTCGAGATAGGTTGAAATACACGCTGGAAGGTAAGCCAATAGGGCATAAAATTCCTTACCTACAAGGCCCCGGGAAAATCCACTTCAACTGCCGATCAACAGAAACATTGGTTACTAAATCATGGCGTGAATTAGGGATTGATTTAGATGAGATGGACGCAGGAACTCGTGCCTCAATGGACGGGCAAGTGCCAGCAGATACTGATTTTCTTGATTGGATACAGCGACAACCAGAATGGCGTCAACGACAGGTATTTGGAGAGACGCGATTTAGGTTAATGAAAGAAGGCGGTATGCATCCATCCGAATTTTACACAGATAAAGGTGAGTTTATCTCTCTCGAGCAACTCAGGGAGATAGACCAGCAAGCATTTAGAGAGGCTGGGTACAGCTAATCAATAACCATTTAACCAGGTCACTTCGGTGGCCTTTTTTGTTGTTTAAAAAACTAAGGAATATAACTATGTACGCACTTAAATTAATTACTGAACGAGATGGCCGTAAAGTAGAGGAAGTCCACTGCTTGGGCGAAATGTACCGCTTGGAGTTTTATCCTGAATCAGAAAGTAAAGATATCGTGGCACGGGTTGAACACACAAAGAAAGATGCTATCCCTTCATTTGATATTAAGCGCACAGATCATGCTTACATTACAACGATAGTTGGCGATACGGTTCGGGTTATCAGTCGCGGATTAAAATAAAACTAACATGGGTTGCTTCGGCAGCCTTTTTTATTACCTAAATTCAGCTTAGGGCTGAGTTATTACAACGCGCTAGGCGCATTCAATCCCAAGGGGAATCACATGTTATTTATGAATATCGAACGCAAATACTATTCACAGGCTGATGATGGTTCGCAAGGTGGAGGTGGTGGAACAACCGAAATCACACCTGAAATTCAAGCCATTATTGACAAAGCGGTTAATGATCAAGTGTCAGGGTTAAAGGCTAAGCGCGATGAGTTATTAGGCAAGCTCAAAGAGCAAGGCGATAACTTAAAACGTTTTGAAGGCATTGATCCTGACACGGTGAAGGGAATGCTTAAACGCTTTGAGAATGACGAAGAAGCCAAACTCATTGCAGATGGCAAGATCGATGAAGTCATTAATAAGCGCACTGAGCGTTTGCGTGGTGATGTTGATAAGCAATTGAAAGAAGCGAACACCAAAGTCGAAAAGGCCGAGGCGTTTGCAAATAAATTCCGTGCTCGTGTATTGGGCGATGAGATTCGTTCCGCAGCAGGGAAAGCGGGCGCATTAACGAGCGCCCAAGAAGATTTAATTTTACGTGCCAAGGGCATTTTTCAGATCAACGATGAAGGTCAGGCTGTAGCCGTTGATGAAGATGGTAATCCAATTATGGGTAAAGATGGTCGCACACCATTATCACCTATTGAATGGATTGAATCCCTAAAAGAAAGTGCTCCACACTTATTCCCAGCAGCTTCAGGTACGGATGCAGGGAAGCACAAGCAAGGTGGTGCACATCTTAAACGTTCTCAAATGTCCGCAAGCGATAAGGCTGATTATATTCGCCGATACGGGCGTGACGCATATTTAAAACTTCCAAAAGAGTAAGGAAATATAAGTAATGGCTACGACGACTAATAACGATTTAGTAATTTATAACGACTTGGCACAAACTGCGTTTTTAGAACGCCGCCAAGATAATTTAGCAGTATTTAACCAAGCATCTAATGGTGCCATCGTACTTGATAACCTGTTTATTGAAGGCGACTTCCGTAAACGAGCTTTCTATCAGATCGGCGGTTCGATTGAACATCGTGATGTGAACTCCACAGGTACCGTAGAGAATAAAAAAATCGGTGCGGGCGAATCTGTTGATGTAAAAGCGCCTTGGAAATATGGCCCTTACGCAACGACAGAAGAGGCATTTAAACGCCGTGGCCGTGATGTATCAGAGTTCTCTGAGTTGGTTGGTACGGATGCGGCAGATGCTTCACTAGAGGGTTACATTAAATACTCTTTAGCTGCGCTGGGTGCAGCAATCGGCAATAACAAAGAAATGGTGGTGACTGCTGATATTGCGACAGATGGCAAGAAAACGCTGACCAAAGGTTTACGCAAATACGGCGATAAATTTAACCGTGTAAATCTGTTCGTTATGCATTCCACAACCTACTTCGATATTGTTGATCAGGCCATTGATAACAAAGTGTATGAAGAAGCGGGTGTGGTTATCTACGGTGGACAGCCGGGCACGTTAGGCAAGCCTGTTCTGGTAACAGATACGGCGCCAGTAGATGCCATCTTTGGTTTAGTGCCTGGTGCGGTAACTATCACTGAATCTCAAGAGCCAACTTTCCGCTCTTATGAAATCAATGACAAGGAGAACTTGGAAGTTGGCTATCGTGGTGAAGGAGTGGTTAACGTTGGCGTTCTGGGTTATAGCTGGGATGAAGCAAAAGGCAAGAACCCTAACTTAACTCAGTTAGGCACGGCTGGTAACTGGAAGAAGCATTTCACTAGCGACAAATCAACCGCTGGTGTCATGATTAAGTTAACTGCTGAAGAGGGAAAGTAACCCTGTCAGCGGATAAAGAGTCCGCTATCGCTGACAGTACAGATACAGTAACGATCACTCTTAATTACACCAAAGGTGGCTCTCCCATTGAGGGGGCTACCGTTAATTGGTCTACAACCGGTGGTAAATTAAGCGTTACTTCATCTAAAACGGGCAAAGCTGGTGGTGCGACAGTGAAATTAACTTCTGACGCTCAAGGTGAATTTATTGTCACCGCCACTGTTGATGGTATTGTGCAAAATACTAATGCAATTACATTCACAGAAAAAACTTCTCCAGACGAGTAATTTAAGGGGCTTTGTGCCCCTCTTTTTTTTGAGGTGAGCATGATTGATCCTGATAAGAACTCTCCAACATTTAATAGTTACGCCAGTGTTGATGATTTGAAGAAATACGCTGAGGATAGAAATATCACTTTAGCAGATAGTGGATTAGAGGCATTACTAATTACGGCGATGGATTATCTTGAGTCGCAGAAATGGTTAGGTAAACGAACCAATCCAAATCAACCTTTATCTTTCCCACGATCAGGTTTGTCTCGTGACGGCGTTACTATCCCAAGCGATCAGATACCAAAGCAACTAATCCAAGCCCAATGCCGTTTAGCGATTGAATCAGTAGAAAATGACCTACAACCCACATTAGGTGCTGAAATCACTTCTGAGCGAATTGAGGGTGCTATTACTGTGCAGTATGCCGAAGGCACTAATACTGGCGCACCCAATTTCCCTTGGTTAAAAGGTTTATTGTCTGGCTTGATTGATGTTTCCGATGGATTTGCCATTAATACATTTGCAATGAGGTAGTGATGAACATTTATCAACGTGGGCAGAGCACAGCATTAAGGATGTTAAAAAAATATGGCATTTCCTATCAAGTAAAGCGAGATGGTAAGCACTGGGTTGATGATGAAACTGGGGAGGAACACTTTGAGCCAGAAACGTTATTTTCTGCTATCGGAGTAAAGACGCAATATAAACCTCACGAAATCGACGGCACACTTATTCTCTCTACGGATATCAAAATGATACTTCCTCCAGGCATAGATATTCAGAAAGGGGATAAGGTGCTTGTCGATGGTGTTTGGTTACGCATTCACGAACCCAACCCTGTTAAACCTGCTGATATTGTTATTTGCTATCAGTCTCAATTGAGGGCGTGATATGTCAGATCAGTTTATGAAATCCATCAATCTCTTTATTGATAAAGCAAATACAGATATTGAAACGGTTGTAAGAAAAACCAGTATTCAAATACTTGCTAGGCTCGTTGATATGTCACCTGTTGGTAATCCTGATATATGGAAATCTAAATATTCTCCTCCTGGCTATACTGGAGGTCGCTTTAAGGGTAACTGGCAGGTTTCATTCGACACGCCAGCAGATGGTGAGATCGATAATATTGATAAAGCCGGTAACATAACGAAGTCTCAGGGCAATGTTGTTATTGAACGGTTTAAAATTGGTATGAACGCTATCTATTTCACAAACAATATGCCTTATGCTTACCGCCTCGAAATGGGGCATTCGAAACAAGCGCCTAGTGGTATGGTTGCTGTGACTGCTGAGGAATTTAGTCAGTTTTTCAACTCTGCCGTATCGGAAACTAAATCATGAATCAGTCGACAATTAATGCTGAAATACGAAAGCTGGTGGCGAGCATTGGCAAAGATTTAAACCTAAAAATCGCATGGCCCAATCTTCCTTTTGATGATATTAACGACCCCTATCTTCAACTCCACATTATGACAGCAGAGACAGATAACATTGGGTTATCTCAGGATATGCCTGTTTATCGTGGTGTTATCCAAATTAACGTTGTTGGCAAGGCAGGGGGTGGAGATTCCCAGCTCTCAAAGATTGCTGATGACGTTAAAGCTAGGCTGGAAAACGGATTAACATTGGGCGAGGGTATCTACATTAACGGAGAGCCTAGCCAGTTCCCTCCAATTTCAGACGAAACAAACTACACAATTCCTATTCGTACATCCTATCGATGTAACGCAATCCGATAACACCGCTTAATTGCGGTTTTTTATACTTAAAAATAGAGGTTAACAATGGCCTATAACATTCCTAATGGGTCGCGTGTTTACATCGCAAGTAAATACGATGACGAAATTAAAATTACTGAAGCAACCAATGCTGAAGAAGCTGTGCTAACGGTTGATAATGTGGGTGACATTGCTAAAGGCGATATTGTTCATGTTACATCTGGCTGGAAGAAAGCTTCGGGTGCTTTCCGTGTTGCAAGTGTCGCTGAATCTAAAATCACCTTAGAAGGTGTCGATACTAGTGATAAAAATGTGTTTCCTGCTGGTGGCGGTACAGGAACATTAAAGAAAGTATTGTCATGGGAAGTCATGCCACAGGTAATGACACTTTCTACGGAAGGTGGCGAACAGCAAACTCAAGAGGTTCAGTTCCTTGAGGATGAGCAAGCGGAAACCATCGACACCTATAAAAATGGTGTGGTGCAGGTTTATACCTTTGCTCATGATGCCAAGTTGCCTATTCGTAAGCTGTTATCAAAACTGGACGACAGTAAGCAAGTTACCGCAATCCGATTCTTCAATAAACGTGCAGAAGAAGATCGCTATTACACAGCTTCAATTTCATTCCAGCGTGTGCCAAATACCGCCATCAATGAAGTTGAAAACGTGACTGCAAGATTCTCGCTTAAGTCTGAAATGCAGATTTATACTAACGCCGCTTAATCAATAAACATTTTCGATAGCCCCGAATCAGGGGCTTTTTAAGGACTGATAATGCCTAAATTTACCCTTATTCCCAATCCAACCTTTAAAGCTAACGTTAAGATCCCCGTTGCCGGCAAAGAAAAGCCAGAAGTGGTGACATTCACTTTTAAGCATCAGCCAATGAGCCAACTTGATGAGATGAGAGAAAAGCCAACGACTGAGTTCTTTGAGCAAATTATTGAAGATTGGGCGATTGAAGAGCCGTATAACAAAGAAAACTTAAATCTACTGTTAGATAACTACCCATCAGCCTCTCGCGCTATTGCGTCCACGTATTACAACGAACTGCTGGGTAATCGCGAAAAAAACTCTTAACGGTCGCCGAAGCAATGTACGGCGGAATGAGTTCAAAAGAATTGGCTGAGTTCGAACGTGCTTTTGGCTTTCCGCCTGATATTGATGATGTTGAAATATGGCCTGATGTTTGGGATTCGTACCAAGTGTTTTCAGCCATGAATACACAGTGGCGCGTAGGTATGAATGGGATCACTGGATTGGATTACACCCCGTTAAACCAAGTGATGGACTTATTCAACATCAAGGATAGAGCGACCGTGTTTAGTGATCTACGGATTATGGAGGTTAAGGCGTTAGAGGTGATGCATAAGAGGTCACAATGATGATCTAATTAGTGGTAAGCGTAGACTAGTGAGTAGAAAGAGAAAGTAGCCAATTATTAGGTTTGATATATTTTATAGTAAAGGTAGGAATATGAATAAAATCCTAAGGCAGTATCGACATATGAAGGTACCTTTATTTGAATCTGGATATATTATCTATTGTAGCTCTTGGGATGATTGGCGCTCTCTACATGAAAAACTAGGCATTGATGGTGGGGATAGTTTTGTTAACGGGGCAAGTCGTACAGTTACTAACGCTCAGTGTGTGTTCCATATTATTGGTGTGTTTAACGGTAAATCATCTACTCTAGCTCACGAGTGTGCGCATATGGCGTTCGACATTTGTCATCGCGTCGGTGTGAGCGTTGAAACAGGATCGGCAAATGAAACATTTTGTCATTTAATTAGCAGGATGATTGATTTCTGTTCTGGAGAACAAAAAAGCCGATTTATATCGGCTTAATTCAACTAACGCTTACTATCAGGTGTTCTTTTATCAAGAACCCAGGAATTACCTTTTTCAGTTGTTGGTGGCAACCTTTCGTTATCTCTCACGGTGGCGTAATTATCACGCTGTCCACCTCGAGGGCCTACTTCACGATAAATACCACCATCCTTTCCTGTATTTTCACCTGGCTTTTTACTCATAATAAAAACTCCTTGTAATGCTCGTTATTGAGCAGAACAAATATTAGACAGGAATTTTATTAAGTCAAATATCCGTACAAAGGAAATGGGGCTGCTACTAACCTGATGACGCTTGATCCTTTATTCGTTTTCTGAAAGTGCCAATCTCAACCTTGTCCGAAGATAGCCGAACGGTGGATTTGAGTTGTTTTATTGGTGAGGCATACTGTTTTTATAAACAGATGTATTTGCAGGGTACCTCGTTAAATATGTGAAACAGCTCCACGAGGCTAGGAGAATATTATGTTACTATGCAAAGGAGATGGTAATTATATTGGCACAGAGACAGGCATGGACTTATATAAATTCAAAAGTAATGATCAAATTGGTAGTTTAGATGCTGAAACAGACCATTTTTTATCAGAATGTTTTTTAGAATCATCAGTATATGACACGTTAAAAAAATTTGATAATAAAGACATTGATTTTGTAAAGAGAATAATTGTAGGTCGCACTGGCTCAGGTAAAACAGCAATATTGAAAATGTTATCGAATGACAGCTCAATAAAAAAATCAACAACGATAGAGGCTGAATCTACTGTTTTTGAACATATAAATAATAATGTATTTATTTCAAAACTGGCTGATTCAAATGTTGATTTAAGAGTTTTTTATAAATCTTTATGGATACACGTATTGCTTGTAAAAGTGATAGAAGTTGTTTATTCAAATGAGCAAACATTTCTTGAAAAAATTCAATCCTTAGGTAATTCAAAAAAAAGAAAGTATAATTTAGATTTAGCTAAGGAATATCTAGAGCATTATAAAGATAATTTCTTCAATGATAAAATTGTTGCCGAAATAACTGAAAAATTTCAAGATGAAGTTGGTTTAAGCATAGGTAATAAAGATACTATTTTCGGTGCATCACTTAAAGTTAGTGATGAGCAGGTTGCGAAAATTCAAAGAGAAACGGCTAGATATGTTAGTGCTAATTTATTAAAAAAACAAAAAGAGTTAATAAAGTTTGTTACAGAAGAAAGCCCTGATGAAACACAAAGTAGAATAATAATTAGTATAGATGATTTAGACAAATCTTGGCTGAGTAACAGTACTATAAGATATGATTTTATAAACGCATTATTGGATGCATTTAAAGAATTAATAGACTTAAGATCTGTTAAAATACTGATTTCAATAAGAACAGATATACTAATGGGAATTTATAATACAAATTTAAGACAAGAAGAAAAAGATAGATCTTTAATAATTCCTATAGAATGGAGTAGGTTTGAGTTATCCGAAATATTAGATAAAAGAATGGATTATTTGGTTAAGCATAAATATGCCTCTAAAAAAGAAGTTAAATTTTCTGATATTTTTAATTTTTCAGTTAAAAATGAAAGTGCCTCTGATTATATTTTAGATAGAACAATGTTAAGGCCAAGAGATGCCATAGATTTTGTAAATTTCTGTTTAATGCAAGGTGATGGAAGAACTTCATTGAATGAGGATATGGTTATTGAGGCTGAAGAGAGATATTATACATCTAGAAAAATGGCACTCAATAAAGAATGGATGAGTCAATACCCAAATGTTTTGAAATATATAGATGCAATATCATTAATCAATATTAAAAAATTTAAAATAGAAGAATTGAATAAAGATGAAATATTGATATATGTTATGGAAAACTCATCTATAAATAACTCGGTTGATGAAAAGATAGCAACAGATATTAAATTGTTAGTTAATGTGTGGTTTACTATCGGAATAATAGGAATAGAAAAAACAAAAACACTCACGGTATACTCTAGCTTTGATAAGCCCATTTTGGATATTACAGATTATAATAAAACTTTTGTAATACATCCTTTATTCTATCGAGTGTAACGGATAATAATCCAAATCAACCCACTCCGGTGGGTTTTTTGTTGCCTGAATATCTCAATTTATTGATATAGTTTGATTATAGCGAATCGCGAGAATTGATAGCCCATCCTTGGGCTGGGTGGTTAGGTATTAGTCATCAAATGAGTCAATGTCAAACATTTTTGAGGTTCTACTGAATGCTGGAAGTTGAAACTCAACAGCAATTGCAGGGAATATCATTATTTTTTTATCTTCAATGTCGTTGTTACTTACAGTTTCACTTGGATATCTCCTATCATTAGGAACAAGTGATGAAGTAGTCAACCCTTTAAATAGTCTACGAAACACATACTCACCATTAGCAAACGCCAAGACGTAATCCTGATCATGTGCGTCAAGTAGTGGCTCGAAAATAACTATAGGCTCACTTGAAAATGAAATAGAGTCATTTGCACTGATCTCCATTGCAGGGTCTCTTATCTTCACAGCAAAGGCTAATGAACTAACTTCATACTTAGCGGGATGAAATTCATCTGTTATGTAGATTGGTGACATGGTAACAACCCACTCAGAAACTCTATCAATAGGTATAATTGGGATTTTAGTTACCTTATCTGTGAACCCAGATATATTTTTAATACCTGATAGCCCGTCGCCAGTGGCTAACCATTCGGGGGTTGTACCAAGCGCTTCAGCTAGCTTTATTAGAACATTAGTTCTAGGCCTTGACTCATGACCTTCATAGGCTGCTATTTGCCGTTGAGAAACACCCGTCCGTTTTGCTAACTCAGATTGAGTTAATGATAGCTCGTGTCTTGCAGCCATAACACGAACATGAAACCCTTCATTTATTTCATATTTTTTCATTTTAAATCTCTAAAACTTCATTTTTAAGTTGACCGAATAGAATAATGAAGTATTATGAAGTGGAGTGAAGTATTTAAATGAGGATACACGATGAAAAATGAAAGTAAAGTAGCTAATCCAACTCAAGTTAGAATCCCACATGAACTTAAAGATGGAATAGAAAGAACAGCTAAGAAGTATATGCGTTCTAAACAGGCGGATATTATCTATCGTTTAAAGTTGGTGGATGAGATGGAGAAGAATGGTGAAATTGTTATCTAAAAGAGAGAAACCCCAGAAGCGCAAACTAGCTGAGGTTTCAGTGCCAAATAAACCGCATAGGAATAAGTGACATGAACATTGTAGCTAAAACAGATTTAACTTTCCAGAACTTCACATTCAACCCTATCGTTGAAAATGGTCAGGTGTGGTTAACATCAACTGAGTTAACAAAAGTGCTTGAGTATAAAAAGACTGACGCTGTCAGCCAAATTTATTCACGCAATTCAGACGAGTTTACGGACTCCATGACAATGACCCTCAATTTGAGTGTCAACGGAATAAACAATAGCTTACGTAATAAAGTGGTCAGAGTTTACTCACTTCGTGGCGCTCACCTGATCGCAATGTTTGCATCTACTCCAGTAGCTAAAGAGTTCCGCAAATGGGTGCTGGATATTCTGGATAGAGAAGTAGCTGACAAGAAAGATTTACCAATAGAAAAAGATAGCTCAGTAAGTGCAAACGGATTGTTAGCAAGATTAAGTCTGATTTGTACAACATGGGATGAGGCTAGAAAGGATATGGAAAACTTCGATCCGAAAATGGCAAAACATCTCAATTCAACAATGAGTATGTTTTTAATGTACTCACAACACATGAAAGGAATAGCTAAGACAAAACAAGTTAAGAGGTTAACACATTGATAAGCACTAAAAACAGAAAAGCCAACAGGGGCAAACTGCTGGCTGATCCCAAACAAAACCTAAAAGGAAATGTTTCATGAGTGGGCTCACTTTAACAAATAGTTTTAACACTGTCACGAACAAAACTATTGATACTCAGAAGTTATTATCAATGATTAACGTGGCTCGTAAGTCATGTGGTGAAAATCAAATTCGTAATAACGTATTGATTGAAAGAGTAAAAGACGAATTAGATGGCGAGACCTACAAAATTTTTGTAGGTCATAAAAACGGCGCTCAAATTGAAATAATTGAAATGAATATCAAACAAGCGCTTCGTGTAGCCGCTAGAGAATCAAAAGCTGTTCGTCGTGTTCTGGTTGATAAGCTGGAATCAATGCATGTAGCTTCTCAAAAAAGTGGCAAAAGCCAATCGGGCTTACCTGAATACCGACAAGCAAGAACGCTGAAAATGTCAGTTGATGCCATTACTAACTTATTCGACTTAATGCCAAATTTGAGTGATGAAGCGAAACAGTGTGCAGCAGCTAATATCGTCAATCCGATTGTTGGATTTGAAGCGGTTCCTTTGCCAGCACTTGAACAAAAGTATTATACCGCTGGCGAAGTTGGCGAAATGCTTGAAGTATCTGCTAATAAAATCGGACGCATGGCTAATAAGCACGGATTAAAAACAGAAGAATATGGGAAGTATTTCTTAGATAAATCTGCCTATTCATCAAAACAGGTTGAAGCATTCAGATATAACGACAATGGAGTAAAAGCATTACGACACGCCATTCATGGTGTTGAAGTAGCTTAACCACCCAAGCCAAGGACGGCTTGCTTGAGATCACATACTACGCCTCTTAATTGAGGCTTTTGCTTTTATATTTTTTAGGATGCTATTGACGCTACTAGTGACAACTAGGGATACGGATCACGGAAATAGATATAAAAAGTAAATTTACCTTTAGTAACGTAAAGATAATGCATAACATAAGATTAATTTATCACTCGCAAGGAATATTTATAATGAAAAAAATCTTACTTGTTTCTGTATTATCGCTTTCTAGTTCTGTTTTTGCTGCTGACCATCAAAAGGTTGGCGATTGGTTGGTCAGTAAGGAAGAAAATAAATTAACAGACAAAATAGATTATTACGCAATTCTTTCTGCAAAAGATAAAGATGTATCACTTGTGTTACGTTGCCAAAATGATAAGACTGAGGCTTATTTATCAATGAGGGACTATATTGGTAGCGGTTATAATTCCAAGGTGACTCTGCGAATAGATAAAGAAAAACCCTTAACTCAGTCATGGGGGATTGGAGAAGGTGGTACATCATTATTTGTACCTAAACCTGTATCATTAATCAAAAGTTTAGTGGGTAAAAAGAGTTTAATTTCTGGATATAGCCCGTATGGCAAAACTCAAGTAATAGCTGAATTTGATCTGGAAAATATAGATACGATAGCACAAGAAATATCATCCGCTTGTAACTGGAAGTTATAATAAAAAGGGAAAAAGTTTGTAATGAAAAAGTTACTAGTAATACTTGCCATTCTAGCTATTTCCTTATCTATTTTTGCTTATAATAAATTAACCATATTTACAGTACAGCCAATAGGTGCGATACCAGATGGTGTAACCGTTGTTATCTGGAAAAAGGGTGGTATGAAGTTTTTTGAGAGTCCAGATAGCTTATGCATACAGAAAACTGGGGGAGTAAGCCTGTTGTGCAGAATGAGAATGTTAGGAAACGCAATTGATAAAGACGATATCATTATTAGATTACCGTACAGCGAATATGCATACTTAAAATCAACCAACGGAAGGGTTTTTGATAGGTAATGAAATAGCGTTCGTTTTTTTGAGTTTTATTTCCAGTAAGTTAAATAGAGTGAAGCCTCTCAATGAGGCTTTTTTGTTTGCTTCAATTTGCAGCTACACTCAGCTACCATTAAGTAAAACGATATAAATAACTCAGAGGGCGGGATGAAGAAATTATTAATTGGTGCGGCTTTGTTGTTGCTTGGAACAAATGCCGTTGCTAAATGGGAATACGAAAAACATGTTGATGAAATGAGGGGGACTGAAAGTTACACCGCATCACTTCAATCAACGCCAATAAATAAAGATATAGACAATGAACTTTTACTTCTCTTATCTAGCAATAATAATACTACGTCGAGTTTAGCTGGCTTACATTTGCTCAGTGGCAGATTTGATTGTGACGACCCTAGGCTATGCAAAATAGCGGTAAGGTATAGCAATGGCGATGTAAAAAACGTATTTGTTAGACTTAATGATGAAAGGAACCTAGCTTTTTTCAGTAACTCTAATGAAGTCGCGGAAACATTAAGATTATCAGATGTTATGTATGTGGAGATACCAATATTCAGAAAAGGTAGCGCACAATATAAGTATGATACATCAGGATTTAAATGGACAGGAATTACAAAAACCGGTGAATATTTAACATCCTTGGGATCCATTGATTTCACGAAAGAATTACCAAATATTCCGAGTAATACATATAAAAATGATAGAGGGAGTATTTGTTATGATATCAATGAGTTCTCGTTTGGAGTTAAAGCAAAAGCTGTCGGAAAGGCTAGCGTGTGCATTGATGGTAAATATCCAGTTTACATTGAAGTTAACAATATAAAAGTTAATAAAAATGAGTTTGTGAGAGAAGTTAATTTAGCTAGAAAATCCGATGAGACCACAGAGGGTAACACTCACATGTGGTTAGCAAGTGATGATGAATCTTTGTCTATGATTCTTTTCCGAAAACCAAATAAAAACGGATACGAAATATTTATGGACTACTCGCCAAGAATAAATATTTATAGCACAAAATAACTTGATTAAAAAAATAGATAAACCACCTACGGGTGGTTTTTTTATGTCTGGAGGAAACTAATGGCAGATATTGCAACAATATCACTAAAGGCTGACACGTCAGATTTAGAGCGCGGTACGCAGAAGTTAAAAGAGTTCGGTGATACAGCAGAAAGAGTGAGTGATGCTTCTCGTGATTTAAATGACCAGTTTAATAGAGGTATTGATCATCAAAAGCTAGCGTCAGAAGCAATTAAGCAACAAAAAAAAGAGCTTGATGACTTATTAAATTCGATAAACCCAACAAATAAGGCATTCGATGCGCTTGATAAGGCTACTCAAAAATTAGTTGAGGCAAATAGGAAGGGGTTATTACCAAAGGATCAGTTTGCTGATTATAACGCGATACTTGAGCAGACTAGGGATAAATTAACACGAGTTAACATGTCTCTTACTGCTGAAGGAAGAGCGTTATTGGAGCAAGAGAGAGCAAGCAATCAAGCTGCGATTGCAGCAGATAAATTCTTAGCTTCTCTTAAAAATCAAACTGACGCTATTGGTAAAACAAAAACAGAATTACTTGAAATGAAAGCGGCTCAGTTAGGCGTATCTGATAAAGCAGCACCTTTCATTAAGCAATTGGATGAGCAGAGTAAAAAATTACTGGAGAATGCAAAAAGCTCTAAGGAATTATCTGGTGGACTTTCAGGAATAACACCGCAATTAAGTAGCATTATCAATCAATTAACGGGTGGGAATAATGCATTATCTAGTTTTTTAAGTCAGAGCACTGGTGTTAGTAGCTCAATAGGAGGTCTTAGTAATAGCCTTAAAGGTATGTTGCCAGCTTTAAATCCTGCAACTGTTGGTATAACTGCCATTACCACAGCAACGATAGCTTTTGGTTACGCTATACATCAAGGTGATGCTGAACACCGAGAATACAACAAGCAGTTAATTCTTACAGGAGGCTATGCTAAGAAAAGTGCTGGTGATTTAGGCATTCTCGCTAACCAATATAAAAGTTTAAGTGTTGCTCAATTTGAATCAGCAGAGGCTATCGCAAAAGTTGTTGGCTCTGGTCGATTTATGAAGCAAGAAGTCGATATGGTATCAAGATCGGCAGTTATGCTAAAAAGAGCGATAGGGCAATCTGTTGAAGAGACAATTAATCAATTCAAACGCTTGCAAGATGATCCTGTAAATGCAGTTCGTGAACTGGATAAAGAGATGCATTTTCTCACTGCATCGGAATATAAGCGCATTATCCAGCTTGAGGATATGGGGAGAAAAGAGGAAGCCGCGAGACTAGCTAGCCAGTCTTATGCTGAATCAATAAGGACAGGTGCTAATGACATTGAAGAGAACTTAGGTTTTCTTGAAAGTGCATGGAAAGGTGTTTCACTTATGGCTAAAAAAGCATGGGATAACATGCTGGATATTGGTCGTAAGCAATCAGTGAAAGAGCAAATTAGAGAGATAGAAGAAACTCTTGTTGATTTTCAGATAAATAAAGGTGCAGAGGGCGTTTATTTTGTAAAAACAGGGTTAATGAAAGATGATTTATTAAAGCAACTAGAGGATTTAAAGAAAGTTGATTTTGATGAATCTCTTAAGCAACAAAATGAAAATATACTTAAGCAAGACCAAGAGAGGCAGAAAAAACAGATAGAACAAGAGAGAGAATTAATAAGGCAATATGGCTCTATCCATGAAAGATATGAAATGGAAAGACAGGCAATTATAAATAAGAGTTACGCCTCAGAGGAAAGGAAAGCTGAAGCACTGGCAACTCTAAAACTGAGGTATGATCGCCAAGTAGCCTCATTAAATAACTTTCAAAATAGACTAAACAAACCAAACTTAGGCGCTCGTGCAGAAGAAGAAGCAAAGAAAACCATCCTCTCACTACAAACTCAACTAAAAGTCCTCAATGACCACAAAACTGTTTATGACGTTATCAGTAACGAACGTAAAAAGCTGTGGGAGACAGAGGCTAAGATATCTGTACTTGAGGATAGAAGAAAAGAGAGGGCATTGACAAGAGACGAGCAGTCTCTGTTACTTAAAGAGAAAAGTATCGTTGCTTCATTGCATGAAGCTGCTGTTTTAGGCGATCAGATTGAATTACAAAAGATAAAAAATAGGGAGTTGGATAAACAAAATAAATGGATAGCCGATATTCGAGCTAGGGGTGATGCGTTAGAAGAAGGTGCAGGATTATCGAGTCGCTTACAGCAAAGAAAGAGCGCATTGAAGTTAGCTGAAACACCAGAAAAAAGGAAGGAATTAGAGGAGTATTACGCCAAGGAAGATTCTCTACGCAGTAACTGGGAAACAGGCTTTAAACGTGGCTTTGCTGAATTTCAAGACCAAGCCACTGATGTTTACGGAAATGTCGCCCAAATAACACAGTCTGCATTCCAAGGTATGAGTAACACTGTTGCCGATTTCTTTCTCACCAGTAAATTTAACTTATCTGACTTCACAAAGTCTTTCCTCGAAATGACCACCAAGATGATAACTCAAATGGCGTTACTTAATGCCATGAGAGCTGGATTTGCAGGTACTACATTTGGCAGTTTCTTAGGCTTCGCTGAAGGTGGATATACAGGAGGTGGTGGTAAATATGACCCCGCTGGCGTAGTGCATAAAGGTGAGTTCGTATTCACCAAAGAAGCAACGCAACGACTAGGTGTGGATAATCTCTATCGTCTAATGGATGCAGGGAAGCGAGGCTATGCTTCAGGTGGTCATGTTGGTGGTTCAGCGCCTATGTCGGTTACACAGCCAACAGCATTTATCGCTCGCAACCCTCAAATTGCTGGTGGTGGAAACGTACAGGTTAATTTAGGAGGTATTAATATTGAAAGCGGACAACAGCAACAACCGTCGAGTAATCAAGCCAATGCTTCATCACTGAAGCGAGAATTTCAGCAAATGGTGGAGAGTGGTGTTAATAACCTACTTAGAAATCCAGCATCTGCATTATCAAGAACAATCAAAGGTAATTAAAAGAGGTGGTTATGAGTAATCAAAATGAAGGTGGATTTTCAGGGGTTATTGGCACGGATGGTAATTTGAACCTAGAGGAACGAGTAGAAGCATTAGAGCTTGCATTACTCCAGCAAAGTGAAGCTATCCTCACCTTAAGCAATAGAATAGGTAAGTCAGCAGAGTGTGGAGATGATGTTATTTTTGTAGATAAATTAACAGCACCTCCAATAAAGCTCCGCTCTTAATGATTACAATTGAGTAAACTTACCTTGCTCCAGAGCGTTTTCTTTTAATTGTTCAGCAAGATGTTTTAGTTTTTCTTTTACACTATCATCAAACCCTTGGTGATCAACTGTTACCGTAATCACACCTGCGAGAGCAAGTGCATTATCACGCGGAATTACACATCCGAGATATCCGAATGCGATTCGAAGTGCTGCAACTTCATCTTGTATTTCTCTGAGTGTTTTATCTTTTTCAACAATCGTCATAAATATTCTCCACCGAAGTAATTCAGCCATTCCTTCGGCAAGTTTCTCTGGGCTGAATATATAAAATAACCTAATGGATATTTATTAATATCCTGATATTTGATCAGGCGGCTTTGTGTCGCCTTTTTTATTGGAGTAACCAATGGAAGAGTTTAAATGGCGAACACAAATACAAGATTCGCCAAGTGGTGAGTTCAAACATCGCATTAAAGAAATTGAATTTGGAGATGGTTACAAACAAGTTGCTGGCGATGGTATTAATCCAGAAACTCAAACGTGGCCATTCGCCTATATGGGATTGAAGGATGAGGTGATACCTATTTTCAAATTCATTCGGCAACACACAGCAAAATCATTTATTTGGACACCTCCATTTGGTGAAAAAGGTCTTTATCGAGTTAAAGCTGATTCAATATCGATGATCCCCATCTCTGGTGGAGTAATGAAATTGACAGCAACGTTTGAACAGGCATTTAGCGCATGAATATCACAGCAGATGTACAAAAATTAGAGCCTGGTAATAAGGTTCAATTAATTGAGGTAGATGGTAGTGAATTTGATGGGCCAATTCTTCGCTTCCATGCTTACAATTTGCCTCATACACCAGAAGAGATAGAGCAATCTAATGGTGATATCAATCCAAAACCAATTTGGTGGCAAGGCAATGAATACGGTGCATGGCCATATGAAATTGAAGGAATGGCAAAAAATAGTGATGGTAGCCCGGCAAGACCATCTCTAAAGGTTGCTAATATCGATGGCTTAATCTCATCCTTGTGTCTCCAGTTTGACGATATGGTACAAGCAAAGATTACTATTTACGAGACATTCTCTCATTATCTTGATGCCAAAAATTTTCCTGATGGTAATCCAACCGCTAACCCTGATGAGTGTTTTAAGCAAGTTTATTACATTGATCGTAAAACCAATGAGGTGGCTGGCGAAGCGGTAGATTTTGAGTTATCTAGCCCGTTTGATTTGCAGGGAGTAATGATACCCGTTCGACAAATTCATAACCTTTGTTATTGGTGCATGAAAGGCGATTATCGCAGTGGTAATGGGTGCTCATATTCGGGGAATAAATATTTCGATGAGCGAGGCAATCCTGTTGATGATCCGGCATTGGATAGTTGCGGTGGTCTTATTAGTGATTGCAAAAAACGCTTTGGTGAAAACGAGCCATTGGATTTTGGTGGGTTTCCAGCTGCGGGGTTAACGCGATGATCACAAAGAAATTAACTGAAGCGATATTTCAGCATGTTAAAAATGAATACCCAAAAGAAGCATGTGGCGTTATCTGTCAAAAAAGTCGAGTGAAAAAATACTTCCCTTGCCACAACCGTTCTAATAACCCAACAGAACATTTTGAATTATCGCCAGAAGATTATGCACTTGCTGAAGATTGGGGAGAGCCAATTGCGATTGTCCATAGTCATTGCGGTGATGGTGTGACAACTCAGCCTAGTGAAATAGATAAACTTCAGTGTGATGCAACTGGATTGCCGTGGATTATTGTCTCGTGTCCAGAAGGTGATGTTCGGATTATTCAACCTCGAGGTGAGCGTGAATTAGAAGGTAGGCCCTTTGTACTTGGTTATGCAGATTGCTGGTCGTTAATTATAGACTATTACCGGCAAGAGCATGGTATTGAGTTGCATAACTACAGCGTTGATCGGCACTGGTGGGAAGATGGCGAAAATCTGTATATGGATAACTACCAGAAAGCTGGTTTTGTTGAGCTATCTGGCGATTTAAAAGATGGTGATATGGTCATTATGCAAGTACAAGCTGATGTTCCTAATCATGCTGGGGTGATAATGAATGGCATGTTGCTCCATCATTTATACGGGCAACTGAGCCGACTGGTTCCTTACAGCGATTACTGGCGGGATCGGACGGTAAAAATAGTGCGGAGGAAAGAGTTGTTATGAGTTTAAAAACAATACGTCTGTATGGTGTTCTTGGCGCAAAGTTTGGGCGTGAACACAAGTTAGATATAGATTCACCTCGTGAAGCAATTAAGGCGCTCACCGTGCTCTACGATGGCTTTGAACAGTTTCTTGCTAATGCACATTTAAAAGGAATGGAGTTTGCAGTATTTAAAGGAAAGAGGAACATTAATGAAGAAGAACTGCATCTTGATACCACTGAAGAGATCCGTATAGCACCAATCATTAAAGGAAGTAAGCGAGGCGGTTTCTTTCAGACAATGCTAGGTGTAGCCATGATCGGTGCTGCAATATTTGCTCCTTGGGGAACTGCGTTATGGGCAAGTGATTTAATGTTGATGGTAGGTGCTGGTGTTGCTATGGGTGGCGTTGTTCAAATGCTATCACCACAACCTCGAGGGTTGTCTATGAGGCAAGACGCAGACAATAAACCCTCTTATGCTTTTGGTGGTGCTGTGAATTCAACTGCGCAGGGAAATCCTGTTCCTTTGCTTTATGGTTTAGATAGGCGAGAGGTCGGTGGGGCAATTATTTCCGCAGGTATTTATACAGAAGATCAGCAATAACATAAACGAATTTCAGAATAGCCACTATGTGGCTTTTTTTATGGGTGAAATATGGAATTAATTCATGGTGCAAAAGGTGGTGGCGGTGGTGGTCATACACCCACAGAGTCACCAGATAGCTTACTTTCTGAATCAACCGCTAAAATACTGTTGGCTATCTCAGAAGGTGAGATTGCTGGTGGGTTAGACGATACTCGTATTTTTCTTGATGATACTCCAATAGGTAATGCTGACGGCACAAAGAATTTTGAAGGAGTAACTTGGGAATTTAGACCCGGAAGCGAACATCAAGAATACATTCAAGGCATTCCCTCAGTAGATAGTGAGACATCAGTAGGGTTAGAGTTAAAAGATGATCAGCCCTATGTGCGAAGCATTAATAATACTCAGTTGTCAGCAGAACGTATTCGTTTTTCTGTTCCTCAGCTACTTCAACAGCACGATAATGGAGATACAACAGGGTATCGTGTTGAATATGCCATTGATTTATCGACAGATGGTGCAGGTTACAAAGAAGTCTTGAAATCTGCATTTGATGGCAAAACAACCAGTGAGTATCAACGAGCACATCGCATTGACTTGCCAAAAGCAAATACAGGCTGGCAGATCCGTGCTCGCCGATTAACTAAGAATCAGAATACAGCTCGAATTGCTGACAAAGTTAGCATTTCTGCTGTTGCTGATGTTATCGATGCTAAATTGCGTTATCCAAATACGGCGCTATTGTTTATTACTTTCAATGCCCGTCAATTTAATAACCGCATCCCTAAAATTAGCGTTCGCCCAAAAGGTGGGTTACTGATTAAGGTGCCAACTAATTACGATCCGATTAACCGCACTTATTCTGGCGTGTGGGATGGTACTTTTAAACTTGCAGCAACCAATAATCCAGCGTGGGTATTTTATGATTTAGTCCTAAACAACCGTTATGGGTGTGGTGATCGCATTAAAGCTTCACAAATTGAAAGGTGGGATTTGTACAAAATTGCACAATATTGTGATGAGTTAGTGCCTGATGGTCATGGTGGTGATGGTAAGGAGCCTCGTTTTCTTTGTGATGTTTACATTCAGTCACAAGAGTCGGCTTACACTGTATTGAGAGATATCGCTGCGATATTTAGAGGCATGACTTTCTGGGCTGATAACAAAGTTAATGCCGTTGCGGATATGCCAGATACTATTTTCAGAACCTTTACTAATGCCAATATTGTTGGTGGTAAACCGTCATATTCTGGTGGTAGCCAGCAAAATAGATACACACAAGCATTAGTTTCCTATACAGACACTAATAACCACAGTAATGATGCAATTGAGGCAATAGCTGATATCAAATTACAACGTCGTTATGGTGTGCGTAAGACTGAAATATCAGCTATTGGATGTACTCGACAAAGCGAAGCCAATCGTCGCGGTCGATGGGCTTTATTAACAAATGCCAATGATAGAGTAATTAGTTTCGCGACAGGGTTAGAAGGTGCAATACCGTCACCGGGCCATATTATCGCCATTGCCGATTCTACATTGGCTGGAAGAGATAATGGTGGGCGTATATCCAACGCGGAAGGTAGGAGAATAACACTTGATAGAAGTGCCAATATTAAAATTGGTGATAGGTTGATTGTTAATCTACCTAACGGGCGATCCGAAGGAAGAACTGTATCGCTGGTTGCTGATAATGTCATTACAGTTTCAACTGAGTATTCACAAACACCGGAAAAAAACACAGTCTGGACAGTTGATTCTGATGATTTAGCGTTACAGCTTTATCGCGTTATTAATGTTACTGATAATAGCGATAACACCTACACCATCACTGGTGCAATTCATAATCCTGATAACTATGAACATATAGATTCAGGGGCAAGAATTGATGAGCGTCCTATTACTATTGTTCCACCTGGCGTGCAAGCACCGCCTAAAAATATCCGCATATCCTCTTATTCTCAAATTAACCAAGGCATTTCATTTACTACTCTGTGTGTTGACTGGGAAGCTGTTGATAACGCCATTACCTATGAGGCTCAATGGCGGAGAGATAACAATAACTGGGTATCAATGCCAAGATCATCAACGTGTGGTTTCGAGGTGGATGGTATTTATGCTGGTCGCTATCAAGTTAGAGTTCGTGCGATAAATGCGTCTGAAATATCCAGCGTTTGGGCTAATGCACAAGAAACAATGTTAACAGGGAAAGTAGGGAACCCACCAAAACCCGTAAACTTTAGAGCCTCTCCGCTCGTGTTCGGCATTAAACTTGATTGGGGATTTGGTGCAAACACCGGTGATACATTAAAAACTGAAATTCAGTACAGTAAAACCAACGATGGTGAAGGCCTGATGCTGTTATCTGATGTTCCATATCCATCTAAAACGTATGAAATGGCTGGTTTGTCAGCAGGTGTGGCATTTTATTTTAGAGCACGGCTGGTGGATAAAACAGGTAATCAATCTGAGTGGACTGAGTTTATTCGTGGGGAATCGGAGTTTGATGTAGGAACGATATTGCCAGAGCTTGATGGGCATTTCATGTCATCGGAAGCCGGTCAACAACTTAGTAAACGCTTGGATTGGAATGCTGAGACAGCAATTATTCTTAGTAATGCTGACTCTCAACTATCACGCAGTCTGTTGGTGAAACACGGTCAATCACAGGCTGGAATCAAAGAGCTATGGCAAGTTCGTGCAACGGATAACGAAGCATGGGCGCAGGATTTCAAACGAGTTTATGCATCAATAGATGATAATGTAGCTGAAATTCAAACCGCACAAACCTCCATTGTTGATCTAAATAAGGCCATTGCAGAAAACACAACTCGTGTTCAAGCAAAGTTTGACGAACAACAAGGCATGATTGAAGAAAAGATGCAGGCTACGTTTGAGCAGTCTGGCGACGGTGTTGTTACACACTCAATCAATATCACGATTGTTCATAACAACGTGAAATATAACGCAGCAGGACAGGTCATTAGTGCTCAAGTTAAGAATGGAAAGCTTGAAAGCTTTATAGGCTATAACGCCAATAATTTTGCTTGGTATAACCCTGCAAATGGCAAGATGGAATTATTCATGTATGCCAAAAATGGGCAGTTATTTATTAAGGAGGCGTTTTTAGATAAAGCGAATGTTCGTGAAATGGTGTTATCTGAAGCTATTAAATCCAAAGATTACGAGACGGGTAAAAACGGATTTAATATTGACGCCAATACCGGCAATGCTGAATTTAATAATGCGATATTTCGAGGAACTATCGATGGTGCGGATGGAAATTTCACAGGAACAGTTTACGCAGAAAGACTAATCGGTGATGTGTCAACTGGCTATGTTATGAAAGGGAGTAGTAATTCATTCACTACAGGCTCAGTTGAGCGGATAGAAACGTCATCTACAGTAATTTATAGTGGTGGCATGCCATACGATGTTCTCATAAGCATTCCGTTCGTATTAGTTAAGCATTCTTCATCAGATCTTCGTGGTGGCGGTATATATGTTGAAGTTGATGATGTTAAGACTACTCTTGACATAGCGCTTAGTGATAGTCGTGAGTTCAGTAAAGATGGGTTGTCATCATCAGGACAGTTTTCAGTCACTATACCCGCAGGAAAAAAAGACACTGTTATTTCTGTCGTTGGTTATACAGATGGCGGTGGGAAAGTGGCAGTTAGATTAGTCGATTGCTTCATTGTAGCAAGCAAGAAAAATTCATCCTCATTTAAGGAAAAATAACCTCATGATATACACAACAGGCACAGTCTCTACTGTGTCAGGGTCTGCTATTGTCAAAGGCACTGACACTAAATTTAAAAATAATAATCCAGCCATTAATATTGGAATGACTATTTTAATTAAATCGGGAAATACTAATATTCCGTATATGATTAAATCCGTTAATTCCGACACTGAATTAGTATTAGCACAACCAGCATTAGTAACAGCAACTAATGCAACATTTTCAATTCATATTACTGAGCCAGATAATAATAGTGATGCAGCTAGAACAATGGTTGCTATTAATAGTTACGTTGAGTATTTCCTAGACGCGATGAATACATGGATGACTCAGACGGGGCAAACAAAAATTGAGATGCCGAATGGCGAGGTTGTTACTTTCGACAGCGTTAAAAAGATGCAGGGGGATATTAGTAATAAAGTTAATAAAACTGGCGATTTAATCACTGGCAACCTCACCACAAGTGGTTATTTTAAAAGTGAAGGTGGGGAAGTTAATGTGGCAGGTAATGGAGCCACTGCAAGCATAATGGTTCAAGATGGATTGCCGCAATTAGTTAGTCGTATCGGGAGTGGAAAGTGGGTACGAAATCAGCTCCCAACTGAACCCGGTAAGATGATGGTTGTTGGTGGTTACGGACTAGGGCAGACAACACTAAGTACAACCGGCCGTTTATCTGATTTGCTATCTACTCCTACTGGGTTTTGGTCATACATAACCCCAGCAAATATGCCGAGTGACGTTGTCTCTTATGGAAGTTGTATTTCAACTAGATACGGATCTGATTATTTCCAAAATATTCTTTTACCTAACTACGGCACTGATTATATAGTTATTCAGAGAGTTATAAATGGTGAGGTCTCGACTGTTCGGTTGTTATCGTCGAATAAATTTACTGTTGATTCAAATGGATTTTATAAGCGATCATCCCCTATTCTCGACATCAATCCCGATGGAACATTCACCACTAACGACGAATCAGAAGGCGCTACGGTTACTCGAGTATCTCAGGGCGAATATCTTATCGAAGGTGTGCTGGGTTTTAACTCAGATGCTGGATGGGGCGGTGTTGACGGCGGTATTGAAATTCCACTCGATGTTAATAAACAGCCGTTGATATGGGTAGACTCTAAAGTTATGGAGGACGGCTCTATCCTTGTGAGAACGTATCATCGAACTCACCCTAACGCACCTAAATTCGCCCGTAATGATATTGACGGTTATAGCGATGGCGACCCAATTGATATCCCAGCCGGTCGTTTTATTTCCGTACGTGTACAGATGCCAGAGCAATCCATCTATAACGTGAGAATGCGTGAGATGGAAGAAGCGCAGAAAGCGGAAGAGGAACGTAGACAAAAAGAAGAGGAAGAAAATCAGGACACCAATAAGACACCAGAAATTTATAACTGATTGATTATATAACTCGGTCGGTTCTATCGAGCATCGGCACTACTCTGTTTTTAAATACTGTACTGAATTACCATCTGGCAGTTTCTTGCTTCTCTCACGATAAAACGCTAATCGTTCATTAAAGTACGCTCTCAAATGTGCTGGTTGTTGTCGTTCAACTTCGGACGCAACAACTGGCATGTTGAGTCGTTCTTTATATGCGACACCACTTGCGGCTAAATCGACATTAATTTTGTCTTTTTCTTCTTGAGTTAGGTTTGCGAGGTTCATAACAGATCCGGTTAGTTTTTGGAGAGTATAGCAGGGTGTGGAATTAAAAATGAGGAGGTGGTATAAAAGTATCACCTTTCTTTTTATCACTTCAAAATTATCTCCAATTCTTGCTGTGAGTACAGAATTGAGTACCAAATAAATCACCAC